CTGGTCACGAGACAGTGTCATATCGATCAATTGTACGTTACTTGCCCTGGATGCGTCGATACACATCATCCCAACTGACCAAAGTCGCGGGAATTTCCTTCATACCAGCGGCTCTGGCGGCGATGGCTCTGTGGTGACCGTTGATGATGACTCCGTAGTCCTTGTCTCCAACGACTGTGATCGGCTCATCACGGTCGAACCCACGTGATTTGATGCTCTCGAAGACTTTCCTGGCGTTTGCTCGGTCTATATGGTGCTGTGCCGCCAGATTGGAGATCGGCATGTCGACGTCTTCTCCCCATCCAGAGACCGCGTAGACTGCGTCACCAACGATATCTCGATGCTCCATAGGGTCTAGGTGCTCTAGACCGAAGTCCTCAGCAAGGCCAGATGAGCCATGGAACCTTCCCTTAGGAACTTTGATGTCCTTTTGGGGGTCGAACCCCTCTTGCCACTCGCCAAACTGTGCCTTGCTCAATGACATCGATCAATTGTACCCTTCAGCGCCTGTTAGGGGGAACGATTTAACCCTTAACGAGGCTTCCAGGCACGGTATTTTACGAACTGGTCTGGGTTTATGTGGTACATGGCCGCGATTCGGTGATGCCCGTCAAGGATTTCCTTTGTCTCAAGGTTCAGGCTGACAGGCTTTTTCTGACCTTCCTTCTCAATGCTCTCGTAAATTGAGTCTCTTTCGTCACTTCCAGTGACCATTGGGCTCCATTTGGACTGCTGGTAGCGATTTACCCAAAAATCACTCAGCATTTCCTGATCTTGAGGGTCTCCCGAGTAGTCACCAGGGGTGAAGTTGTGGACGATGTCCCTCGCAGTGAGCCGCTTTCGCACGTTTTCATTATCGCACACTGGGGATAGGGCTATCTATGCGCATTTTTGAGGTCAAATCGACTCCAGAATAGGGCTATCGGGCCATTTTTAGGGTTGTCGGGGAATCGGCCCTACCCCCTCCCCCGCCCCTCGGACCCCTTTAAGGGTGGGGGGGTACCCCTAGGGGTATGGCACCCCCCCTCGTCCCCCCTGTGACGCACGTCACACCTCCCATGGCGCTCGGGGCGCCCCCTAGGACCCTCTCAGACGCTCTGAGAGCCCTTCTACAGCGTGTAACCCCCCTCTCTGGTATACCGAGTCAACCAAGGATTTTTAGCGCCTTAGAACGCTTCCTGACGCAAATCGCCTATTCATTGAGTGATCGAGTCGGTTGCATCATGGGGGCATGTGCTAGGGATTCGTATACCCCCTAGGGTATGTGAGGTATACCCCTAGGGGTATGCGTCCTAGGGATGGGGCTATGGGTGACGCAGGTCACACGTGTGCACGGGGAGGGTAGGGGGACACACATAGTTGTGCCCACCAACCAGTAATGTTGTGCCCACCAACCAGTAATCATTGCCATGCACAAGCAAGTTGATCACCATGCTCCGCTGATCCCCTCTGCTCCGCCGATCACCCGATCCCCCCCTTCCTTCCCTCCCATAGATGGGAAGGTCTGTCGGTCTGGCGCCGTTTCGGGCGCCCCTTATGGGCACCTCGGGACCCCCCTTATGGAGCCCCAGACCCATGACCCCCGTCACAGGGGGTGTGACGCACGTCACAGGAGAATCACAAGAATCATCCACCACTTCTGCACACCCTTCCCCTACACTGCCTCCTGCCAGCCCCATACCGCTGGCGCTCCGATAATCGGGTCCCGTGAGGCCCATCGGTACGGTTGACCCGAATCCACGCAACGACAGGCGGGGGGCGCAAGCCCCCGAGCACAGCAAGTACGTGGGGGACCAGTAAAGGAAGGGATGAAGAGGGAGCACACCTCTGCACTACGTGAAAGCAAGCATGTCCGAACAGCAACTCGGGCTTCGGGGACACATACCTCCCCCAACAGCATGGCGCTCCTCTCCCTTCGGGGAGAGGGTGCCCTCTGAGACTCTCGGGCGCACGTCCGAGGGTCTGAGAGGGCTCACCAGCCCATCCATCCAGAGAAAGGAACCCATACCATGGAACTGAACATCGAAAGCGCACGTGACCGCTGGGCGCAGATTGCCCGTGAGAACGGCTGGTACACCGAGCCCTTCTACGTGCAGGTCTGGGCGGACACCGCCACGGGCGAGATTCTGGACTCGGTGTCCTTCGCAGGACTCACCGAGGACATCATCGTGGAGCAGACCCCGCTGGACTGCCAGTGCCCCGAGTGCGAGCAGGACTCGTGGGGCGAGACCTACGCAGACCGCTCGGAGAACTGCCTGCGGGGCTTCTGCGCCAAGTGCCTCACCAACCTCGGCACCGACGAGGACTGGGGCGCCCTGTGCGACCCCTGCCACGCCCGCAAGTGGGCCAGCAAGACCCCCGACGACATCGTCACCGAGGCGCTCAGAGCGCTTGCGGTGAACCTGTTCAGCGAGGGCGACGACACTGCCCACGAGAAGGTCATCCAGACCCTGACGAGCATCCTCAACGGGGACCTCGTTCTCGTCACGGTGCCCGACGACCGAGTCCCCTTCTGACTTCTTCCCATCCCTTCGGGACTCCCCCGCCTCGGTGGGGGGGTCCTCACAGTGCATCGGCGCCGTCGGTGCACTGTGAGGGCTCATCAGAGCCCGAGACAGAAAGGAACCAACCATGAAGCAATCCGAGATTCTGGACATCGTCGGGGACCAGCCCGAGATGGTCTTCCGCACGAGCAAGTACACCTGCGCCTACGTGCAGGTCCTCGGGCTAGAGCACACCCGCAAGGGCACGAAGGTCAAGGTCGTGGAGGTCTACTGGAACCGCGAAGGGAAGGCTGTGCACCGTGAGCGTCGCCTCCTGACCCTCGGTCAGGTGAAGGGCGTCTATGCGGAGGGCTTGTCAGCCTTCGCCCGCAAGCAAGAGCAGGAGGCTCGTGAGGCGCAGGAGCGCTTCGATGAAGCCCGCAAGCGCCGTGAGCGTGAGCAGGCTGTCGCCCACCTGAACGACATCGTCACCGACCGTCGGCGCAACGAACTGCGTGAGGCTCTCGTCGCCCGAGGACTGCTCGGGCAGGTCAATCGGGAGCGGGACGGTGGCGTGTACGTGTCGCTCGTCCTCCCTCCCGATTCGGCGGACGCCATCCTCGCCCTCCTGCGGGGCGACAACGCATGACCCTCGGGGCTCCACCGCTCTGCGGTGGTGCCCTCACAGCCCCTCAGGCGCCGTCTGAGAGGCTGTGAGGGCTCACAAGAGCCCGAGACAGAGAAAGGAACCAACAATGACCACACAGACACAGGACTCCATCGTGGAGAAGGTGCGTGCCATCTTGGACCGTGCCAACCATCCGAACACTCCGCCCGCCGAGGCTGAGACCGCTCTGGCGCTCGCTCAGCGCCTCATCACGAAGTACTCACTGGACGAGGGAGCCCTCGCCCGTGCTGAGCACCGAGACGAGGAGGTCGTCACCGACACGCTGGACGTGTTCGGGTCGTACGCACTGCGCCGTCTGACCGTCGCAGGCGAGATTGCGAAGGCGAACGGCGTCGCTCGGTACCGCACCTCGGTGTGGAACGAGAAGGGTGGCAAGGGATACCGACTCCACCTCTACGGCACGAAGGCTGACATCTTCGCCACTCAGGTGCTCTTCCAGAGCGCCGAGGCACTGGCGCTCCGTTCGATCCCTCAGGGCGACCGCTCCTTCCGCACCTCGTGGTGGGTCGGCTTCGCCGTCGGCGTCGGTCGGGCTCTCACGAAGGCGTCCAACGAGGTCGCCACGGAGACCACGGGCTCGGCGCTCGTGCTCCGTGACCGCCTCAAGCGGGCGGACGACGAGATGAGGGCGCAGGTCTCGGGGCTCCGAGCGGTGCAGTCCCGTGGCGTCCGCTCGGCGTCTGCCTACGGCGCAGGGCTCGGCACGGGCTCCACGTTCAACAGCAACGGCATCGGTCGGGGCGCCATCGGCGCCATCGGGAGGTGACCATGCACATCGTGGAACTGACCGAGAGGGCACGGGCGAGGTCTCGTGCCTTCTCGGGCATGCCCGAGCACCAGAGGCTGACCTACGGCGTGGAGAGCGTGGTGGACGACGTCCTGCCCTCCCGTCGGTGGTCCGTGGAGGACGCACAGAGGCTCGTGACCGATGCGTGCCTCAGCCTCGGTCTGGACACGCCCGAGGTCGTGCGAGCCCGCATCAAGAGAGCGGGAGCGTGCGCCGACCTGAACGGCTACCGCATCGTGCTCTCGGGACCGACGACGAGCCTCGTGCTCGCCCACGAACTCGCCCACCTCACCTGCGGTGAGCGTGGACACGGCGAGGCGTGGCGCACCGAGTACGTGCGATTCGCACGGCGGATCGTTTCGGTGGAGCACGGGGCTCTCCTGCACGCCCTCTACGCACGAGTCGGTCTCAGCGCCGACTGGACATGACCCTCGGGGCTCCACCGCTCTGCGGTGGTGCCCTCAGGGTGCATCGGCATTACGCTGGTGCCCCCTGAGGGCTCACACGAGCCCGAGACAGAGAAAGGAAACCCATGACCATCAGAGACGACATCGCACGTGCGGTGCGAGACGACCTGTACCTGAGCAACAGCGCCGACTGGCACATCATCCACGAGGAGACGCACGCCGTTCGGTGCACGCTGGATGACGGCAAGGCACGGACGGCTCTTGCCATACTCATCGCCGTGGACCCGACGGTGAAGAACGAGAGTGCCGAGACCATCTTCAAGTGGCTGGAACTCTGCGGGTTCAACGCATACATCACGAGCAGGAGGGACGGCATCATCCGACCCACCGACGACGGTCGCTGGGAGGTCTTCGGGCACTTCTACTGACCCATTCCCTCGGGGCTCCACCGCTCTGCGGTGGTGCCCTCACAGCCCCTCAGGCGCCGTCTGAGAGGCTGTGAGGGCTCACAAGAGCCCGAGACAGAAAGGAATCAACCATGAGCAACGAAACCAACACCTGCCACGACTGTGAGAGCCAGTTCGATCCCGACACCGAGGGTCAGTGGTCCGACGTGGTGAACGACTACATCTGTGAGTCGTGCTACGAACAGGACGTCAACTCGGCGTCCACGCTCTTCATCGTCTCGCCCGAAGGTGCGAAGAAGTTCATCATCGGTGACTACGTGCGCTTCAACGAGTACGGCGACCCTCTCTGGGGAGAGTACGCAGAGTTGATCGCATCACGTGAGTGGCGCTCCACGGACGGCTGGAGGGGTTACCAGCACACGACCCTGAACGGCTGGACCGAGGTGCTGGACGGCTGGACCACGGGCAACTGGGACGACGCCGTCGGTCGTCGCAAGCGTGACTTCAACCAGTGGGTGGAGGAACTCATCGGTGGCACGAGCGACTGCCCGTTCACGGTGGCGGTCCTCGTGGAGCCCACCAGCAACGTCTTCTCCACGGGGGTCTCGGTCCTCGTGAAGGACCGTGACAGGGACGACTTCATCACGTACCTCAGCGACGACTACGAGGCGCTCCACGAGAGCCTCTCGTGACCTCGGGGCTCCACCACGTAAGTGGTGGTGCCCTCACAGTGCATGGGCGCTAGGCTCGTGCATTGTGAGGGCTCATCAGAGCCCGAACAGCAACCAACAGAAAGGAACAAGCATGCTCTACGCATCCATCAGCATCCACGACGTCGAGGACGTCGAGACCGAGGCGAACGTCTACACGGACTTCGTCGCCGTCAGCATCCGAGCCAAGACCAGTGACGGCGAAGAGCGGGGGCTGAACGACCTGACCCTCTACTTCAAGACCTCCACGCTCGGTGTGGAGACCGTGGAGGAGGTCGTCGCCCACGTCAGCACCCTCTTCCCGCTCATCAAGGTGCGGGAGCACAGGACGGTGACGCTGTGAGCGCCACTGTCGCAACCCCGAAGCAGGTGCACTTCCTGCGATCACTTCTGGAGGAGCGTGCCGAGACCCTCGGCATCACCGACGTGGAGCAGTACATGGCGGACACCGCCGTGGCACGACTCACCGTCGCTGACATCTCCAAGGTCATTGACAAGGTGAAGAGCATCCCGAAGCCCCGCAACCCCGAGCACGCCCACCTCCCCGAGGGTCACGTCATTGTGAACAAGCGTCAGAACTGGTGCGGGTCGTGCGGTCATCCCGTCCCCATCGGTACGGGCTTCGCCGTGCACACCTCAGAGGGATGGAAGAACTTCCACCGCAAGGGGGAGTGCCTCAACACCGACGAGGTCCTCGCCAACGTGGAGGAGGGTCGCTACGCCCTCCCGTCTGCGACGGGGAACAACGACTTGGACTTCTTCCGTGTCCGTGTGTCACACGGTCGCAAGGAGGTCCTCCGTGTCATCGGCGGTCACGCCGACCAACCGATCCCGTTCGCGCAAGTGCGGGACGTCGCAGAGCGCCTCGGTGCTCTCACCGACGCCGAGCGCCACGATGCCAAGGCGCTCTTCGGTCGGGAACTCGGGGTGTGCGGTTCGTGCGGTCGCCACCTCACGGACGAGGCATCACGTGCTCGGGGTCTCGGACCCGAGTGCGCCCGACAGGGCTGAGCAGTTGGGGGGGTCTTTCGGTGCGCCGATTGACCCTCCCATCCGCTAGGCTCAACCGAGCAACCACAAGAAAGGAACCCAATCATGAATCAGCGTGAATCGCTGGACGCCCTGCTGTCATCCCTCAGCAGGGTCGCCCCTCCTACTGAGGTGGATGCCGAACTGACTGCGCTCTCTGGGGCGCACGATGCCGACATCGACTTCGACCTTGCCCTTCCCCTCCTCCCGTACCAGCGGGCTGGCGTGGCGTATGCCCTCAAGGTGCGCCGTGTCATCCTCGGTGACGAGATGGGTCTGGGCAAGACCCCGCAACTCATCGCCGTCGCCGTCAAGGCTCACGAGCAAGGTCTGCGCTCGCTCATCGTCGTGCCCCCGTCTCTTCGTGAGAACTGGCGCCGTGAGATTGCCAAGTTCACTGCGGGCGCACTGTCCGTGGAGGTCGTCAACGGCACGAAGCCCTACGCCCTCTCGGGCGCCGACGTCACGGTGATCGGTGACTCGTCGGTCACGGGCTGGACGCAGGCTCTCGCTACCGAGGGCTTCGGTGCCCTGCTGGTGGACGAGGCGCACCGCATCAAGAACCCGAAGGCGAAGCGCACCATCGGATTGCAGGCGATTGCCCGCTCGGTCCCCGAGCACGGCTACGTGGTGCTCGCCTCGGGCACGCCCGCAACGAACCGCCCCTCTGAACTCGTGTCCCTGCTGGACGCCATCGGTCAGTTGCGCCCCGTGTTCGGCTCGGCTGGAGCGTTCAGGTTCCGCTACTGCGACCCCATCCAGAACAACTTCGGGTGGACGTTCAACGGCGCATCCAACACCGAGGAACTCAACCTCAAGTTGACTGGCACGTGCTACATCCGACGTCGCAAGAGCGAGGTCCTCAAGGAACTCCCCGCTAAGCGTCGTGCTCAGGTGGCTGTCGCCCTCGATGACAAGAGCCTGCGGGAGTACCTGCGGGTGGAGAGCGACTTCCTCGGATGGGTGTACGAACGTGGCGGTCGTGAGGCGGTGCTCAAGGTCTCCCGTGCGGAGGTCATCACCCAGTTGACAGCCCTCCGTCGGACCCTCGCCGTGGCTAAGGTGCCCAGCGCTCTGGAGCATCTGGAGAGCCTCGTGGAGGCGGACGAGCCCGTCGTGGTCTTCGCCCACCACCGTGCGGTCATTGACGCCATCGTCACCGAGTGCCAGAAGCGTGCAGAGACCGATCCCCGCTGGTCGGTCGGTCGCATCGTCGGTGGCATGAAGGATGCCGAGAAGCAGGAGGCGGTCGACGCCTTCCAGCAGGGGCGCATCAACGTCATCGTCTGCAACTACACCGCTGGCGGTGTCGGTCTGACCCTCACTCGTGCCACTCAGTGGCTCGGTGTGGAACTGCCGTGGACTCCTGCCGAACTCTCTCAGGCAGAGGACCGCATCCACCGTGTCGGTCAGACCGAGTCCGTGACGTGCTGGCACCTCACTGGTGCCCGTGCCAACGGTGAGCAGACGATTGACGACAGGCTGTTCGCACTCCTCAATGCGAAGCAGACCGCCCTCACGGCGGTGCTGGACGGCAAGGCAGAGGACCTCGGTATTGAGGCGGGGTCCATAATTGCGTCGCTTCTTTCCGACTGGGTCGGATAGAGTGACCATGGACGTCACGGGTGAGAGCCCGTGGCGTGCCATGGGTGCTGGGGCGGGTTCTTACCCTTTCTCCCCGCTCCAGCACTCATGGGACGCAAGTCCAACAGCAACCAACACAACACAAGGAGAATCCAATGCCCAACTGGTGCACCAACAACCTGACCGTCCGTGGTCCCTCTGAGTCCGTGAGTCGTTTCGTCGACGCCGTGACCGTCAAGGGAGAGGGCGAGTCCCGAGAGTTTCAGATCATCTCGACTCTCGTAACTATCCCCGAAGAGTTCAACAACGACGACAACCGCAACGCCGAAGGCGTGCACGTCGTCGACTGGCAGTACGCCAACTGGGGAACCAAGTGGGGTGACAGCGACACGTACCTCAAGGACGACTTCGTGCTGGAGCAGGACCGTGACGACACTGTGACTCTGGAGGTGGACTTCAGTTTCAGCAGTCCGTGGGGACCGCCCCTCCAAGCCTTCATCACCATCTCCCGAGAGTGGAGCGACCTCTCGTTCCTCATCTCGTACGAGGAACTGAGCAACGCCGTTCTCGGCGTGACGCTCATCGCCAACGGCGAGGTGCTGGCGGACGTGGACCTCGACAACGACATCCCCGATGTCGATGACCCCGATGACATCGACGCTTGGGACAACCAGTACAACGAGGTCTGGGACCTCCTGAACCAGACCGCAGACGAACTCTGGAAAGAGCACACGGAAGGAGACAAGTGATGGACGTCGTGCACAAGGAGAAGGTCGGGGTGATCGTTCGCATCATCTGGCCTGACCTCGACATCGAGGAGCCTGCCATCGTCGTACTCGGTGACACGGAGGACGAACTGTTCGCCAATGCCAACAGCGTCTTCGACCAGTACGAGAGGGGCAACCCCATCTTCGACGGACTCAACATGGACGACGTGCAGGTCATTGAACTGCACCGAGACGAGTGGTTTGTGGCAAGCAAGGGGTCGAACCTCGGGCGTGGCTGGCGCGTCATCAGCAGTGAACCCAAGAACATCTACAAGTGAAAGGAAAGAACATGAGAATCAACTACGACGCATGGCTGGAGAAGCCCTATCAGGACCAGTACGAGGCAGAGGAACGGTGGGAGCGAGCAGAGGAGAAGTTCCTCGCTGGCGAGTACGCCCAGTGCCTCGACGAGTGGCTGGAGGACAATCCCGACAAGACCGAGGAGGACTACAAGTCGTCCAAGGATTACAGCGACTACGTCAATCACGTAGCCGAGTCGATAGACGACCCGTGGGACGGCTACGAGGAGTGGCTCCGAAGCAACCCCGACTCCTACTAAGAAAGGAAACACATGAAAGAGAAGAAGCACAGACTGGTCGTGTTCAGCACACGACCCACGTACGCCGAATGGTGTGCGGAACTCGGGCTCGACCCCGAGGACGACAACAACAGAGACAACTACAGCGAATGGAGAAGCAACTCATGACAATCAACAACTACACACTCTGGTGCCCGCACTGCGAGGGACCTCTGGAGCGCATCGGTGAGGACGGAGTCTGCTACTCCTGCCACAACCAGACGGTCCTGAGCAGGTTCAACTTCGCTCTGACGATCCCAGTGGACGAGTACACCCACGACAAGGCTCTTCAGGTCCTTCGTGAGGCGGTGGCAAAGGCTGTCGCCCTCGGTCTCTTCCCCGTGGAAACGACGGTGAGCGCATCATGAAGACCATCGAAGGAACCTTCGCAGTCTGGTGGGCATCCGCAGGGTGCCTGCCAGATAGCGAGACGCCCGCCTTCGTGGGCACGCTGGAGGAGTGTGAGGAGTACGCCAAGGCTGACCCCGACGGCTTCTACGAAGACCTGAGCGAGCACAACCTGTACTCGTTCTCCATCTATCCCTACGACGAACAGGAGGACATCTAATGGGATACTCAAAGGCACTGGATCTCATCGACTACCTCGGTGACGAAGACTTGGCAAAGGCGGTCAGCATTCACTTCGTGAGCAACTGCTACCCGCCCGTGCCCAACAAGATGCTCTCAACGGCTCTCAAAGCCATCGAGAACTGCGCCACGGAGAACCCCGAGGAGTTGATCCAACTGCCCGAGGGCGTTTCCTACAAGGGAAGCACCGAGGTCTCGTCGTGGGACGTCGTGGAGGGTCTCCATCTGGATGCCTTCGTGGACTTCCTTTACAACATGGGATTCTACGAGGACGGAGAAGACGATGAGTGATCTCAACATCAGCGTCGTCGTCGAGAAGAACCGCAAGTGGTTGCCACTCGGGGGATACACCGTCACTGGTGTCATCTGGGCGGTGGACCAGTTCGATCCCGTACTCACGGCGACCAAGACCAAGCGGACCCGCCGAGGTGCGCTCCGTGAGGCTCGGGTTGTCGGGGTGTCTCTCGACTTCCTCGTGCGTGCACTGGAGACCGAAGATGCGAGTCTCTGACCCTCAGAGGTTCGCCAACCGAGTGACCACCCCTACGGGGGTGGCGCTCCTTGGCGTGTCCTTCTATCTCGGGGTGTTTACCAACATCCTGTTCTACGGGGCGCCCATAACGCTTCCCGTCACCATGGCACTCGCTTCCCTTGGGTTCGGGTGTCTCAGCCTGTCAGCAAAGTACAAAGGAGAAACAAATGACTGACGAACTAAGGGACTACTACGGTCCTGTGACCCCTGCCAACCCCTCGCTCTTCGACGATGAGTGGTTGATCGAGATTGACGAAGAATGGGAGACCGACCGAGGGGTGGCGTTCACTGCCACTGTCTCTCGGGGGGAGAACTTCTTCATCGTTGAGCAGAACGGCGATGGGGGTGCCAACAAGTACCTCTGCCCCGACGAAGACAGCGAGAAACTGTTCAAGACCTTCAAGGACCTGTCCGAGGAAGCGTACGGTGAGGTCTTCGAGCCCGAGGCTCTGGCTCTGGTCTGGCTGGAAGTCAGGAACCTCTTTTAGGGGTTGCAAACCCCACATCCACACCTGTAGATTCGCAGGTGTGGGACAACCCACAAACAAACCAACAAACACAAGGAGAAGACAAACAATGTCCGCAGAGACACTCTCATGGCTCAACACTCAGGTGCTCATCGGGTTCACGGACCCGCAGTACGGGCGTGGAAACGCTTGGCACTACCGTGCCGACCTGCAAGGTGACGAGCCCAACCACTACAAGCACGCCGTCCCCGTGGACGACGTCCTCCGCCGCCTGTACAACTGGGAAGCCGTCGAGGCTCCCGTGTACATCAAGATCGGTGAGAACTTCATCGAGGACACCGAGCGCAAGGCAATCGTCCGTGGGGACACGAACGACATCTTCGCAACCTTCAAGTCGGGCTATCAGGTGCACCAGTACCGTGAGTGGCTCCTCGGTTCCGTTGCCAACCTGCTGGACGATGACGACCTCTCCATCGGTACTGCGGGGCTCCTGCGGAACGGTGCGAAGTCGTTCGTGACCATCGAACTGCCCGAGACGGTCGACGTCGCGGGCACGGGGTTCAGCATCCGCCCGCACCTCCTTGCCTGCACCTCGCACGACGGCACCCTGTCGACCACCTTCCAGTTGGTCTCGACGGTCGTGGTCTGCGACAACACGCTGGCTGGTGCCCTCGGTGAGAACACCCCGCAGTACAAGGTCCGCCACTCCAAGAACAGCGCTTTCCGTCTCCAGACGGTGCGGGACGCCCTGACGCTGGTGCACTCCTACTCTGACGACCTGTCGCTGGAACTCGAGCGCCTTGCCACGCAGGCTGTGGTGGACAACGAGTTCCAAGCGATCATCGAGCGCCTCGTCCCTGTCGCACAGGACGTGGACGTGCGACCGCAGGTCAAGGCTCGTGCCGAGAACAAGCAGGAACTGCTCCGCCACCTCTACTACAACGACCCTCGGGTCGCTCCGTGGAACGGCACCGCCCTCGGCGTCCTTCAGACGTGGAACACCTACCAGCACCACTTCGCTGGCTCGGATGAGACCCGTGTCGAGCGAAACATGCTCAACGGTCTCACTGGCAAGGCTGAGCAGTACGACCGTCAGGTCCTCTCGCTCATCAAGGAACTGGTGTTCGCATGACGAAGTACCTGCACTGGAGCGACGTGCAGGAGGAGGAAGAGGGGGGGCTCGACGAGTCCCCCCTCACTTCTGCCGAGGATGAGGTTACGACCCACAGCGGTGTCGTCGGTCTTCCCTCTCTGAAGTTCTCGGACGGGGAGTCGTGGAAGAGCGAGGCTAAGTGCTTGGGCAAGCCCGAACTGTTGCAGTACTTCTTCGCAGAGGGCATCGGTCGGGGTCAGCCCCGCAAACCCCTCGTGGACAAGGCTAAGGCGATCTGCGCCGAGTGCACTGTCCGCAGTGAGTGCTTCAAGTTCGCCAAGTTGAACAACTTCCTCTATGGAGTGTGGGGTGGCATTGACTTCCACACAGGCAAAGGAACCAAGCGGGACATCCCCGAGTACGTTGACTAACGAAGAGAAACTGGCCCCTGCCGATTATTCGGCGGGGGCCTTTTTCTTTTCCCCGACAAGGACCATCTCGTGGTGCTTGCCAGAGCAGTGGTGGGTCGGGGGGACGCTAGGCGTCACCCCCAGCCTCACCGAGTGCTTGCAAGCCGTACAGCGGTACAGATCACTCATCGCTCGATACCGAGTCGCGGTTCAGGAGGACCCAAGGGCGCCACTTCGCAAGGAAGGTCTCCACCTCGGTCCTGTCCCAGAGTGGTGTGGACGCCAACTTCAGGAAGGGCTCGGGGAAGTTCACGTCCTTGCGAAGCGACGCGATCCGTTGCTTGCTAACGCCGAGCACCTCAGCCACCTCAGAGGTGCCGAGAATGTCGGTTCGCTTGATGCAGTCGGAGTTATCCATGGGTTCCATTGTAGAACATTAGTTAGTGTTCTGGAGGTACTGACTGGCCCAGCCCCACCCGTCTCCACCTCGGAGGATGTCTCGCTCGTAGAGGGCTCGCACCGCTTCCATGTGTGTTGCGGGGTCGAGCAGTTCCTGTGCGGACCACAGCGTGGCCGAGATGCGGAAGTACGAAACCCAGTCAGAACTGAGAAGAGTCCAGCCTCGGTAGATCATGCCCTCGGCGTCCTTCTTCTTGGCAGAGGCAGAGCACTTGGACGAGTTGTTGATGACGACATCCAGCACGGCGATTTCCTCGTCGGTGAACCCTGCCTCTCGTGCATAGGACCATGCCTTGGGGCAGAGTGCGGTATCGGGAATGGGCGCATTGCTCACGGGGGTCGGGTACAACCACTCCACCGCAGAGGGGAAGGCAACCGAGGTTGCTCCGTCTGCTCGGGCTTTCGCTGACGCTTCTCGGATGGCGCGGTTGTGCAGGTACCTGCCGTTGCCGTCCACCTTCGAGTAGTTCTTGGGCTTCAGATAGCGACAGTAAGCGGGCTTCTCATGCGGGAAGTCCTTGATGACGGTGCCGTCGTAGAGGTACCCGCAGGGGTCACCGACGACCCTCTTGGCACAGCCCCATGTCCAATAGCCATGGGGATTGGTCTTCCACTCGTAGTCGACGGGGATACCCTTGCGCTTAGCCATGGCGGGGTCGCGCTGGAGCGGGATCGGACCCCAGCCAAGGATGGCGGTACGAGTTGCGATGATGATCTGCTCGGTCGGGGTGGCGTCCATGGGGTGGCCTGCAAACTCCTCTCCGCCCATGCGCTCCCATCCGCCCATGCTGGACGAGGGGAACTCACCAACGGTGAAGAACCCGAAACCTCCGCCGTGGCGACCGCTGTTCTGCCAGTTCTGCCCTGTCTCGCACTGGGCCAATCTCACCCAGTAGTCCATGGGAGGGGCCTCAGGCAGGGATGCGTAGGCGAGAAACTCAGCCTCGGTTGCGGTGGGCTCCCATGAGGGGAACTGTGCGTCGGTTGCTACCGATCCTGTTGCGGTGTCTAGCGTTGATTGCTCTGGCGCCTTTATCCCAAAGGCAAGGGTTGCACTAAGTGCGGTGAACATGGCAACGAGGCCATAGAAGATACTGGTCATGATTCCTCCAGTGTCGTCGGATAAAACAAGACACCCATACCAAGACGGTCTTGCGACCGAAACGGGAGGACCTTGGTATGGGTGTCTGGTTACCAGTATACGGGGTTACGGCCCTAGCAGTCCATACCTAAGAGAGTCGATGTCTTCTAAGGGCTCCAAAGCGTCTGGAATAAGGGAAAGATCAACCTTTACACCTGTCGTATTACTCCAGTGCGACTTGGTACAGACCTCACAACGACATCCTTGTCGGTATCTCAACCAACCGTGCATCTTGAGGTGCGTCTCTCGATTTTCAAATGCACCCTGTCTGTCACGGGGAGTGAGACCTGCCCACATGCCGTACTTCTCTCCACGAGAATCGGCTAAGCAAAGTTCCCACACGGGGCATGCGCGACAAATCTCACGACCAACGGCGTAGTACTGCTCGGGAGACTGCGACTCCAGAGGTGGGTACCAGATGTCTTGATTCTTGCCGAGGCACAGGGCATCCTGTCGCCAGTCCTCGTCATAGGTCATGTCAGAAGTCGTCCTCGGGGAGGGGCTTGTCTGTTTCGATCTTCAGAACACGTAGTTGGTGCGCGACTGACTCGTTGGCCTTGTCCAGAATCTCAAGAGTGGACACGAGGGTGGTTTCCAGATAGGTGCGAAGGCCATCCAGTTGCTTCTGGAGAGCCTCGATCTCGCCCCTGAGTTCGGTGACCGTCTGCCTAGCCATCAGGCCCAGCCTTCGCTCTCGGGGTCGTCTTCGATGTCCTCTTCCTGCCTCTGGACACAGTCCCAGCCACAGCCGTCGTAGCCAGCGATGTCTGCCCAGTGGTCCCGCTTCTCAGGGCTCCACGAGATGCGGGCGACTTTCAGAAGCATCATCATGACGGCGATGTCGTGAGCCTTGATGTTGAGACCGCCACGGGCCTCCATGGTGCGGGACAAGTAGGTCTGCCACAGTTCAGCGGTCGTGCTGAAGTCGTCCACGGGGTCGCCGTAGTCGTTGTTCCTGTCCCCGTTGATGAGGATGATCGCCTCTCGCAGAATCTCAGAACGGTAGTTGTCAGACATCAGAAGACCTCCAGATTGTCGAGTACGTGCGGGTTGTGCCAGAAGTCGTTGTTGATACGGACGGCCTCAGCGAACTCCATGAGGTCCGAGACACGAGAAGCGTTCACGGCACGGGAGTTCCACGGCTGGGTGTACAAGTACGCCTTGACGCCGTTCTTGATGTAGGCGTCGTACTGGTGGATGTTGTCGTCGATGGCCGCGAGTGCCCCACCACCGACGGCGCAGGCGTGCAGGGTCTCTGGCTTGTTGCCAGTGAAGTGCAGGCTGTCGGCCAACATGTTGAACCTCTCCAACCAGCGACAGGTCTGGGTGTATGCCCTCGGTGACCTGTGGGTGATCACGTGGATGTTCACTCCCTGAGTGACAAGGGAGTTCCAGCCCTCGATTGTGTTTTGCAGGGGGGCGCCCGAGTCGTAGATGTCGTGCTCCTCGGTCAACTCGTCCAGCATCGTGTAGAACTCCCACGCCTCAAGACCCCAGTCGGTGTAGAACTCCCACGTCGTGGGTCGCGGAAGGGACTTGTTCAGGTGACGAGAGAAATAGAACGTGGCAGACTCAGCAAAGTCAAACACGACTCCATCGAGGTCAATCGCAACGTCGGTGATGACTCTGCTTCTCACTTGAGGCCCTCCTTGATGTTGAGCAATTGACAGATGTCCTGCGCCATGTAGACGTTGGTGGTGGAGGCAACCTCGTCATAGTCACACCCGAAACTACGGCTGTCCTTGACGATCAGGTAGGTGCCGTCCTTCAGAGAAACGACCGAGAAGGTGGAGTACTCATGTCGAGTGGCGTTAGCAATCGCCTCTTTCATAGCGTTGTGGTCAACCATCACTGCATCCATTTCGTGTTGTTCATGGTCCACTTGACAGCCCTCTCAAGGGCATCCGCCATGGTCAGCGGGGGGCGCCAGCCAGCGGAGAGGATCTTGGAGTTGTCCAGCGCATAGCGGTGATCATGACCTGGACGGCTCGTGTGGTAGTCCTCGTAGGTGTAGGGCACGGTCTCCTTACCGAAGAAGGAGCCGATGAGGAGGGCGACCTCCCGCACGTCCATCTCCTCGCCAGAGACGTTCCAGCGGTTGGGTCGAGGGGTCGGGTCAGACAGGTTGGCGGGGTCTCCGTAAAGGAACGGCTTGGTCTCCCGCAGAATCCACAGCAGAGCGTCAGCGTGGTTACGAGCGTGGAGCCAATGGCGCGAGGAAAAGATGGGCTCACCGTCGACGATCTTGGCGTGGAGGTGCACGGGCCTGCCCTCAGCCACTGCCTTGATGGTCATGGGAATGAACTTCTCGAGGTCCTGACGCTCACCGAACAGGTTCATCGTGTTCGTGATGGTGAGTGGGAGACCGAAGGTGCGCCAGTACGAGATGGCGACCGCCTCCTGAGCGACCTTGGAGGCCGAGTACGGGTTGGAGGGGATCATGGGGTCGATCCACTCTCGGTGGGCGTAACCCTCGGGGGCGGGTCCGTAGACCTCGTCGGTCGAGATTTGGACGATGTGCTCCAGATTGTCCAGATTGCGGGCCCAGTCCACCATGTGGGTGGAGCCCATCACGTTGTTGTGCACGAACGGGACGGGGTTGGTGATTGAGCGCTCCACATGGGACTCAGCCGCGAGGTGGAGGATGTAGTTGACGTCGGGGAAATGGCTCGGGATGGGGGACCGAAGGTCATGCCAGAGGATGGAGACCCGCTTGGGGTCGTAGCCCACCATGTCGGTGAGGCGGTCGACCCTGCCCGCATAGGTCAGGGAGTCCAGAACGACGATCTCCCAATCGGTGTTCTCCAGAAGGTGCTCGACGAGGTGGTGCCCTGCGAACCCACAGCCACCAGAAACTAAGACAGTTTTAGACATGGCGCGGAGTTTACCCACAGGGGTATCCCCGCGTCAACGTATAGAACCTACTCCTCGTCGATGATCTCGGCGTACATGGCGTCGGTGGCTTCGGGGCTCATCCCGCCGTTGGGCAGTTGCCGAGCCTGCTCGCCAGCCTTGGCGCCGAAGAGTCGGGACAGGACACCGCTGGACCCTCGGGCCTCAACCTCGAAACGAACGGTGTCACGGGTGTCTGAGATGTCCCGCATCTTCTCGATCATGTCAAAGAACCGATCCATCTCGGACGACAGTGTGCTGTCCAGACCCTGCCCCTCCAGTTCCTCAGCGAAGCGGGCGAACATGACTCGGCCCACCTGCATCTCGACGAGCGCACGCATGGCCGCGTTGAGTTGGTCCTTGGTCCTGATCTCGACAGGCAAAGAAAACGCACAGTCAGAGTTCTCTTGAAATTGCGGACAACGGCTCGCCAAATAGCAATGATTGCACTGCCTCAAAGGGTTCGCGTTGTACCTGATTACAGGCACCCTCTCGGGGTCAACTTCAATAGATTCCCCTTCAGAATCAACGTTTTGCGAACCGAACGAGGTGATCTGCTCGACCCCCATCACTGGTAGTAATGTTTTGTCGTTTCGGTGCCGAATCTCTAGGGGGTTATTAGTAATGTTGGGTACCCCTCGTGCCACACTTGGAGCAGTAGGTGCCTGCCCCGAAATAGTAATGTTTGACCCCTCTGAGGGGTCTGCGAACTCGATCTCGTCGTCGTCTTTCATAGGGTCATAGCCCCCAAAGTTCTTGGTCTCCCACGCCTTCCATGACTCAACAGCGAGGTGGGCGATGGCGTTCACCTCGTCATTGAGGACCGACTCGTAGTCAACCCCAAGCCTCTGGATGTCGGCTCGGTGACGCCTACGGGCGCTCTCCTTCTGCTGGGCGGGGTACCTGTGGAGGGTGTGCCCGTCCCAGACCTGTGTCTCGCCGTAGCGGATCGAACTGGACCACGAGCCCACGACGACCGCCTCCCAAGGCATCCTCTCGATGAGGTCTGGCTTGGAGGTCATGCCGATGAGTTGGGTGCCCCAGCGCATCCCGATCTGACCGATGCGGGCCACGTTCTTGCCGTTGATGGCCTTGTCGCTGATGGCGACTCGGGCGTGCTTCTGGCACAGCCAGACCAGCCTCTCTAGGTCCTCGGCGTCGTTCCAGATAGGGACGTACTTGTCCTCCATCCACTGCCCGTCGTAGTCGGGGCGACCGATGACATGGGTCAAATGGTCGATGTGCTCCCGCACGAAGGAGTCGTACTTGGCGACGTCCTCGTCCCCCTCGGAGGTGTACAGGATCAACTCATGACCCTTGTACAGGGCCCCGAGGTCCAACTCCTTGCGCTTGGGGATGGGGAAGTGGGTCAGGTTCAGGCCGAACCTCGTGACCCCTGCGCTAAGGAGAATGGACCGATAAGAGCCCTTCTCAGACCCTCCGAAGAAGACCCGCATGGCCTACTTGCCTCGGTTCGGCTTCCTCCACTGGGAAGGAGCGTGGTTCTCCTCGACCGCAAACTTCGTCTCGAAGTCCTCGTAGAGGCGGATGACGTGGATGCAGGGGTCGAGGCCCTGCTCGAAGAACTCTTCCTCTTCAGAGGAGGACAGGGGAAGGCCGTCGTGGGTCTCGCACACAGCGGGACCGCACCAGCCTTGGTCCATGCCGTATTCGAGCCATTCGTCGAAGGAGTGGAACAGGGTGTTGTTTGAGTCGCTCATGCCCTCAATCCTTCCACTCTCGCTCGGCTTTGGCAAGGGCTTGGCGTTCCAGTTCAGCGGTAAGGTCTGCCCATCCTTTGACATCTCGCTTGGTGATCCACTCGGGTCTAGCGAAACTAGGAATGGAGACAAGGAGGCTGGCAATCCCTTCGTGGATAACTTTTGCGACGAGAGTCGGGTCGGTGTCGACGAACCAGTCGATCCGTCCGTATCCTGCTTGGAGACTACGTACACGCTCCAGTTTGGCATCGGTAGTTGATTCATGGGTTAGGTCAATCGATCCAGCCTTGTAGCCCTCTCGCTTGAGCCACTCCATAAGTATAGGTGTTTTGTTCTTGTCCAGACCTGTGGCGAGAACACAGATGCGACCCTCGTACATGGGGAACATCATGTTCCATAGTTTCCTGCCCTCGTCTGTGGGCATACGCGCCCCAAGGTCCTCGCCGTCGTGGGCGAGAACGTCAAACGACATGACGATCATCCGTTGTACATCCCCATCTGGATGCGCTCCTGCTCAGCGACCCATGAGCCCACGGGGCAGTACATGCAAAGGTACTGGCGGTGAGCAGGGGGGACGCCAGTCTTGCGACCGATGGTCTTGGACTCGTCGCACCAGTCGGAGCAACCACCCTGAGGGCGGTTGTGACGGTTGTAGCACTTGAGGGCCTCGACCTTGAGGTCGTCACGCATCTCCTTGATGACGATGTCGTGCTCCTTGAGTTTGCCCTTGAGGGCAGTCTCTAGGTCAAGGTTCTTGGCGGTCTCGGGGTCGGTGCGAAAGATCATCGCACGACAGTTGTCGGGGTCAGGGACCTGCCCGTTATGACGCTCGCAGAGTTCCCTGAGTTCCTGATCATACTCAGCGGGACCGTCGTATGGGCGCATCTTGTACATGACGCCATGGGTCTTGCAGACGAGCAGGCGCTCGTATCCAGTCTCAGCCATTTTATGCTCCTTTGTGCCAGCCGTAGGCTAGCACATGATAACTAAGAACCTCGTAGAGGGCTTGTCATCAAGCGGGGAAATACCGACCCCTGTATTGAGCGGCGCCGTGCATGGTGGTCGTATCCACCATGCTGGGGTAACCCCTGTCCCGATCTCTACGATACGAGTTGATGGTCTCCTGGACGGAGTCGAGGGGAATGCTTGCCTCAACAGCGTTACGCACTTTTTCGGAGTTTCGCGCCTCGCTTGCATGATCCCCGACGTAGCCACCATAAAGACTGTCGTCAGTAAAGTTTTCAGTCATGGTGTTTGCAATAGTGCGACGAAGTGCCGCCGCGAAGCGCGGAGTGTTGCGGTAGTTGACGGTTCCAGGATGAATTTCGTATCCGCGATGGTTAGTAGCCATGATCAGTCGTACTCCTCTTCAGAAAGTTCGGGGCGCTCAATCCCGTGGGGCGGGGTCGGGTCGCTATCGACGGAGATGCCTCCCATGATGGCACCAACGCGACGAAGGAAGTCGTCGTTCTGGGCACGCACGGGGGCGTTGATGGCGTCCACCAAGTGCATCTGGGCCGCGAGAAGCGGGTCACCAGCGAAGTGCACGTTGCGGTCGGGATGATGGCGGGTGTCTTTACCCTTAGGCATTCTCAGAGTCCTTTCGACGCGAGGGGATGACGATCAGTGAAACTGTATTGCTCACCAGTCGGGAACATTGCCTTGGTGACCTCCATACGAGCGTAGGCCGCAGTCGGATCGACATCGCCTCCACGGTCGGGGGTCAGGCACTTGAACTTGCCGTCGGTGGAACCGAGCCGCATGTCGTTGTTCATTGAGCGAGAATCGTTAACTGCCATATTCCTATTGTATCAGGTGCTCTTGGCTCGTTTGGAGCCCTGCCTGCGCCCAACCTGTTTGGCGCCTTGTTTCAAAAAACCAAGGATTGCATCCTCCGTTACCTCTCGTGCTTTAGACGGAGAATATGGTTTTGTAAGATCAAGAACATCAGACGTGGCCTCGGGGCCAGCCCATTGGGTGGGGGGCTTAGGCTCTGCCCCTCGGATCTGCGCGATAAAGGGGTCTTCTTGCTCTGACCCTTTCAGCGGGGGTAGCCCAAAGGGACTGGTCTTGGTGGTCTTCTTCGGCGGGGCAGGCATGGATTGTGTCCCAGAAACGGGGGGCATGGAAGTCCACGTGGGTTGCGTGGCGCCACCAGGGGTCGGGGGTGCTGGGGCACCAGCAGAACCAGCGGGAGAACCACTAGGGAAAGGCAACGGGTTTGAGCGTTGACCCAGTCGAGATGAGGGGCCTGAGGTAGCGGGAGGTTGCCCCGAAGTACCCCTAGAACCACTCGGAGGGCGTCCGTGATAGAGGAGACCAGTGTTAGGGTCGAGATACTCGACCTCTTCGGATAGGTAGGCCAAAGCCTGACGAATAGGGGGTCGATACGGCCTGTACCTGCTAGAAACAGTGTTTAAGTTGTCTGGAGTACTCCCATAGTTACGGGTAGCACCAGAGTTGACGTTCGGGGGAGGGACTACCGCTGGCTTGTTGACCTCGGGCATCTTGTAGGTGGTGAAGGGGACGTTGGGGCCCTCAGTCCAAATGCCCTGACCGCGACGAGAGGCCATCAGGTCCAGAGCCCCTGCATGGAGTAGCGACTGCTACTGGAGAAGTTGTCGTCCATAAAGCCGTTACGGAACATAACAGGGGCGCCAGAAATCCACGAACGGTAGGTCGGGAAGCGTCGGTCGACGGTGAGCACTTCTGCAACGCCCATCTCCTGCTTTGCCATTCCCCTGTTCTGCGGGAACAGTTGCTGAGGCACGACAGGGCGAATCGCCCTGATGGTCTCAGGGTCAGAGATGGCAGACTGGAGTGCTTGATCTACGAGCATCTCCTGTCGGGACTGCCAAGGGCGTGCGGGGTACTGAGGCATTACTTACGCGAACGGGTCATCGGGGGCAGTCCACTGCTGTCCAGCGTCTGCTTCCTTCTTCTTGCGACCAAACATCTTCTTCTTGGGAGCCTCTTCCTGCTGTGCGGGCTGGGAACCAGCAAACGGATCGCTACTGGCGTCGTATCCCATACCAGAAGAACCGCCCTGCGGAGAAGACGGGCTACCAGCGAACGGATCACTGGGGTCATACGCCATGCTGGGCTCGCTGTGCGTGCTACGCGACAAGTCCACACCGCCGAACGGGTCAGCACTGTCAAACGGTTGCGATCCTTGCGGAGCACCACCAGTGCGTGCCTGTGCGCTCTCGCTCAGGGAACGGCCGACGCGACGACCGACGGCTCCGCCGATCTTCTTTCCGACAAAGGGGACAGGGATAGCCGCACGACCAATGCGCTCTCCCATTTTCTCGCCAGCCCTCTCCATGGTGTCGGGGTTGTCAGCCGCGAATCCGACGGCGCGATCAGCCGCCTGTCCACCCAGTTGTGTAGCCTGCTGAGCCGCCTGTCCTCCCACCTGCTGGGCACGAGCCTTGAAGTGCTCGACATGATGCGAAGATGCGTGTGAACCTACACTGCCGATGAACCCATGTAGACGGGAGGAAAGGGAACCAGTGTCCTTGAACGGGTCGGCAAAAGGGTCACTCACGGCCTACCTCCATCTTCATACCGCCTCCGCCTGCGGGGGTCTTGGGCCTACGGGGAACACGAGCCCCTCCTGATCCACCGTTGAACGGGTCACGCCCGTCCTTGTACGGACCAAAGTCAGGGTTGTTGTTGTCAGGCATCTGGGGGAGGTACCAGTTACCGCCGTCGTGCTTGCGGGGGGTCCTAAAGATATTGAGACCGTCGTGTGGGTCCCTGTACTCTCCGTTGTCCCCGTAACGATATGCCATGAGGCTATTTTAGACTATTTAGCGCCAGCGCGGGGCCAGCGACTTGAGCCTAGAACGCATCTCGGGACTGATCTGGGATGCTTGCTCGCCGTCGTCGATACTGCGGGGGATGCCTCGGGGGCCAACCTTGCCGTCGTTGGTGAGTCGCACAGGCTCGGCTCCAGGAGGGGCAAACTTGAGACCAGCGGCCTCCAATTGGATGCCCGTGTACTTACCAAACTCCTCGGGCCAAAAGTAATCGCCCGTGTTGATGCGCTCTCCCTTGTGAACGCCTCGGCTGTATTGGCGGGCGTTCATACGGCTCAGGGTGCCGAGGACCTTGTCCTGTCTACGGTTGGCAGACATGGTACCCAGATACCCGTCGGGGTACTGGGCGTCTACTGCTGTTCTGAAGCCAGTGAGAAGTTGATCCTTGGAGTTGCGGAAGAACGGCTCAGGGCCAAACGTAACCTGAGTACCTACTCCAGGAGCCTGCTCTGGGGTGTTCCAGTTGGCGAAGGTGGGGGTCTGCTGAGCCATTAGCCCCAGAAACTCCCAGCGTTACCAGACGGGCTCAGGATGCCACCCTGACCGCCACCGACAATAGAGACGGGGCGAGCGCTCTTCTTGACTGCCTGCTTACGGGCGTACCTTTGCTGAGTGCGCGACCGAGAGCGGGGGTTCTTAGCGGTCGCCATCGAAGGTGTCCGTGATGTCAACGATGTCATCGTCGCCATTCACACGACGAAGATCCCCACCTCGAAGGTGGTTTACCGTCTGGTCGTACGACCCCCACTTGGAGCCAGCAGGGCTCACAATGTGCATTTCACCAGTCCGCTTATCAGCCAGAACACGACCTCCGTGGGCGCGTGCACGAGAAGCGGCCTCGACTAGGTCGCGGGAAGGGGGCCTGCGGTTCAGACTCCTGCTGGTATCAAGACCCTTGGGCATTGGCGTCAGTACGCAGGATCGGGGGCGCTATTGGGGCCCTTGGTAGGACGCATGTCTAGATTGTACTTCTTGCCCACCTCTAGATTGGGTTTGTGGCTTCCGTACGACTGCTCGATGCTGTCCGACTCACCGCCAGTGGGGGAGGAGAACAGGTGGGTGTAACTGCTCGGGTCATGGCTGGGGCCACCACTGTGGGAGTACCCCAGATAGGTGCCAGTGACTCGGTGCGGGTTGTCACCGCGACCTGCTCCAGAGCCGTTGCTACGTGTACGGCGCTTGCCGTCGGGGCCAGTAATAGACATCAGCCAAACCTCGCTTGATCATTGTCATCTAAAGTTGTAGGTGCAGAACTGCCCAGAACGTTCTGAGCAGTGTTATAAATCTGCCCGCCAGCGGGGCTAGCAGACTGCATGGGTTGCATGGGCTGGGAAGGCGTCTCTGCTCCGCCACCAAACTCGGCAAAGTTCAGACCACGTCCAAAGGTCTTGGCAGAACGCATGATGGTTCCGCTCATGCCAGAGGAGGCGCCACTTGCGGTTGCTCCAGCGGCTCCCTCAGCGGCCGCACCAGTAGCGGCCTTGGTCGCCACTTGCGTAGCGGCCTTCTTGGCGACTTGTCCAGCGACGGCCCGAAGACCCACGGCGGCTAGTGCTTGCAGTGCCATGGCAACTCCTTACTTGATAACTGGCTTTAATGATATCGCAGAAATGGTTTCGCCGTTTTCACCCTCAATGTCGTCGAAGCCAACGACGAAAAGAAGGTCGATGCCTCTCGGAGCGACAAAGCCTCGGGCAATCGCGGCCGCTTTGACAGCCTGATTGACAGCAGAGGCGCCGATGGCGCGTAACTTGGGGGTCTGCCCTGCGGTAACAGATCGTGCCAGCAGTGAACCCACGGACTGCGGGTTGCTGGAGCCTGAAACTTTCAGGACATCGCCAATAACGTTGTTTAGTTCTTGTGACATAGGGACTCCTTGTTGTGTCCCTATTAGTTTAGGTGAAATCTGCGTCCTGTAGGAGTTGAACCAAGTCATCTAACCGCATCACGGCGTACGAGTCACCGACGGCTTTTTCCCCTTTTCCTGGCCTCTTTACGACCAGAATGGGAACTGCGTTGTTCAACCTCTCTGCCTGCTCGACCGTATCATTGAGCCAGCCGCTGAGGTTGAAAGATTTCTGGTTCTTGCATTGAACGGCTACCTTTCGGCGCGTCATCCTGTGCGCGATGCCATGGATGTCCCCCTTGTCCTGACCGCCCTCTAGTGCTGTCCTGTGGGCATGGATGAAACCTTTATTGACGAGATAGTTCTTGATCAGAGTTTCAAAGGCTGTGCCCTTGGCCTTACTTTTGTTCCCCACGGTCTCTCCTATCGTGGTAGTGGATGGTGGCATAGCCTGCCATCAGGTTGCCCTTCCAGTCCAGCGCCATTTTCGCGCAGATGGCGTCTTGTTCGGCTTCGTTCATTTCGCCCCAACGCTTGAACTTCGCACCGATTTCGGCACCGTGGTCTTCACCTTGGGCCATGCTCTGCCTCGTCGCCAACTATTCCGCATGTGATTGTTCCGATGGGGTGAATGAATGAACCAAGACGAGCAACCTCTGTGCGTAGGCGCTCGTTTTCTGCCCGTAGGCGTTCAATCTCATCAGCGGCTTGTCCGTGAAGTTTGCTGTACGGTTGGTACTTACGAAGCAGGGTCAAAATGTCATCAGTCATTAGGCATCTCTTTCTTGCTGAAAAATCATTGGCTGAGCCTTGTCCTGTTCTGAATCAGGTATTGGTGTGTGCCAAATAATGTTTCCGTAACGCACCATGATTTGACGACATTGGGGGCAGTCGTCGTCAGGGTCAAAGGCATTATTGCCGAGGACATGGCGCAACATGGAGCGCAACTGTTCAATCTCATCAGCGGCCTCGCACACCTCGCACGGCACGAACTCGTTTACAGTTGCGTACTTACAAACGGTGTCGCAATTCTCCCGTAGTCGGGTCACAATGTCGTCACTCACCACGCACCGCCTTGTTGTAGTCATCGAACAACTGATGGATGTGGTCAGGAATCAAATTGTAATGGAACTCGCAAATGTGCTGACCTAATGCTTTCCACCTGTCGCGGTCCTCTCGTAGACGCTCAATCTCATCAGCGGCTTCACGCACAATACTTGCGATGTCCTGATAAATAGTTGGTGAGCAAGTTTCAAGCCATGCCGCATCAATGTTCAGTCGGGTCACAATGTCATCAGTCACCTTTGCCCTCCTTTATGACCCGATCTCTAAGAGAAGTGGTCGAATAGTCATGACGCCTCTTAGTGAAGTGAATGGGGATGTCGAGGTCCATGCCAGTAAACGACTGATCTCGGTACTCCTCGCCAAGGAACCTAATGTCGATGGGGTAGGACACCAAGAAGTTGTAGAGGTCGTGTTCGCTTTCGTATACCACAACGTCGTCCACGTAACGGCAGGCCGCTACTTGGATAAAACGCTCCATGACGCTCTGTACTGGCTTGTTCTTCCAGTTGCGGTCAATAGTTGGGTCGGTGTGCAAACCGACGACTAAGTGGTCGCAAAGGGACTTGGCCTCCTCAAGCATGATGACGTGGCCCGTATGAAACAAGTCGAACGTCGAGCAGGTAAAACCAATACGCATGTCAGTCCCCGTCAACAAAGAAGAGGATGAGAAGCATCCCGAAGATGAGGCCAAGAGCCCCTAGGTATCTGAGCATGTCAGAGCCAATCGTCCTGATCGAAAAACATCGGGTCGTTCTCGGGTCTGGTGGCTTGGGCAATGCGGTCCCGCAGGTATCCGATGATTGCGAAGTAAAAGAGATTTCCCATCATCACAGCGATAATTGTCTTGATCATTTCAGTACCCCCTCAGGGCTAGTAGTTGTTCTTTGAGCCGTTCATTCTCGGCGTGCAGTTTCTGCGCCAAGGCTATCCAGTAATTGATGTCCTTGACGGGTTCTTTTTTCTTGCTCATGGCAGATACTTGGCTTGCCTACCTTCCTTGGGGGCAAGGCTGATGCGCCTACTCAACTCTCGGCTAAGAACTTGAGCGCTCTTCTCACAGCGGTCAAACACAGACTCTGTTAGTTTGCGATAGGCGCGGGACTCAAGATGCTTCTCGGTGGCTTCTACAACCGTGGGGTCAACATCACGGCGGGCCTTGGCGAGGGTGACGGTGTCACCCTTGACTTTGTCACTCCACTGCTCGATGATCGCGCTGGACTCGGTCACCTTGAGCACGTGGGCTGTGCGGTCTTCGGCAATCTCTGCCTTGACCAGTTCTGCTTTAGCGTAGGACACCCATGCCATGAACTCCCCGTACAGGGACATGAGTCGATTATCGGACAACTCGTCGAGGTTGTGGGGCATCTCGGGAATCAAGTTCGACGGCCTGTTCGGCAACTCGAACTTGTGGCTGAACTTCTCCAGCAACTCCTGCTCCCCAAGTGTCGACCTCACGACTGTTTTCATTCCAGCACTCCTCTTTGAACGGGCAATATTTGCATGTCTTACTCTCTGGTGTCAACCATGACGGCCTACTAGGGGGCTCTTTGGCTTCTAGCGCCCTCTTGACAGTCAGGCAGGAAGCAAGGATGGGGTCCACCAACTCTGGCTGGTAGTCGATCTGAAATTCTTTGACCTCTTGAGTGGCCTTCCACTCGTAGAGGATGAGACCTTTATCCACACCCAGGCAATACATGTACAACTGTGCCTGTCGGACATGGGAGTCGAAGGGTTGCTTGATGCTCTCCCACAGGGCCTCAAAGGTGATCTCCTTCTTGGCATAGGGGGCAAACAGACCGTAGTCCTCAAACCTGATGGTGCCAGCGCCCACGCTCTTGATCTCAACGACGGCTCTTCCGTGCTTGTCGGAGACAATGCCATCGGCGTGTCCCATGATGAGGTGCTCTTCGTTGTACACGGGGACTTCGGCCTGCTCAAGGATGCCCGCATCCTCCATCCACTTCTGCCACTTCTCGTGGATCATGGTGCCCATGGCAAACACGTTCAGCCTCTGAAGGTTGAACGACTCAGGCTTCTCGGGCATACCGATGATCTTGTAGTAGGACGAGCGGGGGCACCAATCCTTCTTGCAGATTTCGGACGGGTGTAGGTGCTCTGTATCGCGTTTGGAGGTCTTGGAGTCGTTCTCTTGAATGACGTGGCGCTCCACAGGACCGAGGATGCGGTGGGGGCTGGCCATGATGCGCTTCATGTCCTTGGGACTAATTGGCATAGGAGTCAACCATCTTCTTGTACTCGTTGAGAACAGAGCCCACAAAAGAACCTTCAGGGTGTCCCTGCTCACTAAGGATGTGGGCCATGAGTTGGCACATGTTCATCCACTGAGCGGTCTCAGCCTCGGCCAGAGAGCGCCTCTTGGCATGCTTCAGCGACAGGATGGAGAAGAAGGCCGCTTGTGATTCCCACTCATTGATCGCTCTCATGAATCATCTCCAAAAAGTCGTCCTCATTGAGGACTACGTATCGCCTTCCCGCCAGATCGAACTGGAGGACCGCCACCCTATCGTCAAGGATGGCCCTTTCCGTTAACTCTCTGAGGTCCGAAGACTTGAGGCTTATCGACTTCGTAGCCGTCGTGAACTTGTTCTCAAAAAGGATCTTGTCGCTACGCACATCGTTTTTGCGTAGCCAACCGTTACCAGAACCAGAGTTGCGACTGCCCCGATAAGTATCGGCGGTGCGAGCCTCTTGGCGTCGAGACTTCTTGAGAATCTGCTTGCGCTCATGCGGGTCTAGGGTCACGACTCGACACCGTAGTGAGCAAACACCTGCTCACGCAAGGACTTCTGGAGGTCGAGGTCCTCTCGGATACCGAGGAGCACCTTCTCCTTGCCCTGCCAGCGCTCTCCACCGTAGGAGTAAAAGGCACCCGCACGCTCGATGATGCCAGCGACAATGCCGACGTTCACCATGTCCTTGATGACGTCAAACTCACCGAACTGGAAGTGGTCGCTGTCGGAGAAGTAGAAGTCGACCACGGCGCTCTGCTGGGGGCGGTGAGTCTTGTTCTTGATGGTGCGTCCCTTGATGGACTGACCAACTACCTCGTCCTTCTCCTTGAGCCACTCGTCGCGCTTGACCTCAAGACGGCAGAAGTAGTGGAAGTTCTTTGCCTTACCACCAGGAGTCGTACGGTTGTCTCCATACATGACACCGATCTTCTCGCGCCACTGATTGATGATGAGGCCAGTGCAACCACGGTCCTCCTCGATCAAAGAGCGCTTCTGAGCCTTGGAAGACTTGCGGAAGAACTTACCAGTGAGTCGGGCACCGAGTCCGACCGTGAACTCCTCCATCATCTTTTCGGCCTCGTCGTCGGGGACGAGTGCGGGGAGAGAGTCGATGACGATCATGTCCACTGCCCTGTTGTCGAGGGCGCGGATAGCGAGGTCGTAAACCTGCTCCATGATGTTGTTCTCAACGACCCAAAGACGGTCTAGGTCGACACCGATTGCCTTGGCGTACTCAGGAACAAAGTCCTCAGCCGCGATCCACAAAGCGCAGAAGTTGGGGTCGACGGCCTGATTAGCCGCGATGGTCTTGTAAGCGATAGCGGTCTTGCCACTGGACTCCTCACCGATGATCTCGCTCCACTGGTTGACTGGCCAACCGCCACCAAGCATGAGGTCATACGAGAGCATTCCCGTGGTGATGCGAGGAATCATCTCACGCACGTCGGAGCCCTTGACGATGACTCCGTCTCCGTGCTTCTTGCGAAGAGAAGAGATGATGGACTGAAGTGACTCGTAGTCAGACATTGTTATACCCAGTTTCCTCGTGAACCTTGATCGTACATACCGTTCCATCCGCACTCGTAGCAACGAGGGGCGGGGGACGCTCCGTTGACGGTGGTGCCAAACCCACGCCCAGTTCGAGAGAACACGTGGATGCTCCCGCACTCGGGGCAGGTCAGGTTGCCCTCCTTGCGCATGGCCTCTCCGCCCTTCCAGAGCCTGATGGCGTCACCCATCGTGATCTGCTCTGTAGGGGCTTTAGAGGGGTCCAAAACGTCCTGACGGTCCTGGGGTGCGGAGGGCACCGTAGAGTGGCTCTGAGGGGCCGTAGGAGCGCTCTGAGAGGGTGCTGGGAAGCGGAGCGGGGGCGAAGTGGGGGGAGTCGCGTAGGTCCTCTGGGGGGTCGGCTCCTGCCCGCTCAGTTTCTTGTTCCACCAGTCACTCATCGTCTTCCTCCTCTTCGTCTTCTAGTTCTAGGACAATCGATATCTTGCCAGAGTCCAGCAGTCTATTCAAGAGACCGACCCCGTGGGACACGAGCGTCTTTTTTAGTTGCTCCTGATCCACGTCCGACAGAACTTCTAATTGACAGAACCAATCGGCGGTCTCGATGACGTCCTCTAGAAGGCCAGCGAGTGTAAGAACAGTCCACCGTGAAATCACATCCACGGTTTCTGCTTCCTGCACATCCTCAGAGGGCTTAGAAAAGCCTCCGTTATGCGCGAACTCCTGACCTAGTTGCGGTGACAACATCAGGTAATACAAGCGTTGATCGACCGCGCTCACTTGGCATCCGCCCAACTGTAGGCGGAGTCGCACGACACAAGCAGAGGCACGTTGTCGATGATTCGTCCGTGTCCCATGGCGTCCATGAACTTGGGGGTCAACTCTTCTACCTTATCCTCGGGAACGATGGCGACAAGTTCGTCGTGCACCTGCACGATCAACTTAGCGCCAGTGCCCTTGAGAACCTTGTCCACGTCAATCATGGCCTGCTTACAGATGTCGGCCGCAGAGCCCTGAACCACGGCATTGACGGCCTGACGCTCGGCTCGGGACCTGTCCATGTCGTCAGCGGAGTGAAGGTCGGGAAGTCGCCTGCGACGACCAGCCATGGTGGACACGTAACCCTTGGAGCGACCGCTGGCAATAACGTGCCTCTTCCACTCGGTGATGCCAGAGAACTGACGGTAGTAGTTGTCGATGATTTCCTTGGCCTCCTCAAACGGAATGCCCGTGGTGTTGGCAAGTTTGCCTGCTCCACCGCCATAGGCCGTGAGGAAGTTGACTCCCTTGCCTACCTGGCGCTCTTCGCTTGTGATTTCTTCAATCGGCTTTTTGTAGATGAGAGCGGCGGCTCCAGCGTGAATGTCCTCTTCGTTGCGGAAGATGCGGGTCATGTGCTTGTCTTGAGAGAACATTGCCATGACGCGCAGTTCAATCTGATCGTAGTCAGCCACTAACAGTTTGTAACCGTCGGGGGCCACGAACAGACTGCGAATGCTGGACGAGCGCGGGATGTTCTGGAGGTTCGGGTTAGACGACGACAGTCGACCCGTGGCGGTCCTGTGCAGGTGGAACGACGGGTGCAGTTTGCTGTTGTTCAGTTTCGGGATGAGACCCTCGACGTACGTTGACTTCAACTTCTGGACCTCGGCGTACTCCAGCAGAAGAGGAACCACAGGGTGCTCTCCCTTGAGTTTCTGGAGCGACTCTTCATCCACGGACGGGGCCCCCTTGGGAGTCTTCTTGACGGGCTTCAAAGACAGACCTCCTTCACGCTTCTTGTTGAAGAGCAGAGCCTGCTTGTGCGGGTTGGAGTCTGGGTTGAATCCCACGAACGCATACTCTGATATGTCCAGATGGATCTGCCTGATGCGGGCATCCAGTTCCTTGCCCAGAGACTTGAGGGCACGGGAATCCACGAGGATGCCCTCGTCCTCCATCTCCATGATGACACGGAGGGCGTCGGTCTCCAGAAGGAAAGCCTTGTGCAGATCCTCTCGGCGCTCGATGGCAACCTTCATGCGGGTATACAGCAACCACGTCCAGCGGACGTCGAGGTGCAGGTAACGGGCCGCGACATCAAATGGCACTCTTGTGATGACCTTACCGATCTTGCCCTCACGGCCGTGCGAGGCTGTCTTGAAGTTCTTGAGAACCACCTGCTCCATGGAGTACGACATCATGTTCTCGTCCAAGATGTGTTGCATCAGGATGGTGTCGTAGAAGGGGCCAGGGGGCAGTTCTCCGTAGTACTTGCCAACGGAGCGGGCGTCGAACTTGACGTTGTGGCCGACCTTGATGAGGTCGCTGAAGAACAATGGGCGCAAAGCCTCAAGGACCTCGGACCTATCCAGTTGCTCGGGTACCTCGCTGTAGACGGCAGGCTTGACGTACTTGGCCTTGGCCATAGACTCTTCGCCGTTCTTAAGTTTCTTGCGATAGCCGACGGGTGGGACGGTGGTTCCGTCACCAACCTCTTCAGGCTCGACGATGATGCCCAAGGGGTGACCCATGGGGATGGCCCACGACTCTGCGTACGTGGCAAGACCAATCCAGAACACCTCATTGCGCAGAGGGTCGAGAGCCAGTTCCGAGCGGAACTTGGCCTCGATGTTCTCCTTAGCCTTGCGAGCAATCTCGGGAGTCGGCGCCTTCAACTTGGAAAGGTGCGACTTCCACTCGCTCTCAGCCATCTCCACGAGGTCGGGGTGACGTTCCAAGTTCCCACGGGTCTCCACGTCAAACGCGAAGGCCCCGTGGGACTGGATCTTGGAAACGGCGTCCCGAACCTCAGCGAGGCTCGTGACAACCTTGCAACGCATCAGTCGTCGGTCTGAACTTCGAGAGCAACTGCCGCGAGGGTCTTGCGGGAGGGCGTGCGGATGATGGACTCATCGTAGGCGATGCCCTCGAAGTGCTTGATCTTCGAGTCGGACAGTTCCTCCAGACCCCAGTCGTTGAGGTCGGACGCACGCACCATCTGATGGTTCGTGGAAGTAGTAGCACCCTTGCCACTGCGGGACACGGTCCAGTAGTGCTTGGGAAGCGGGCCCATGGCGGGGTGGTCGTTGAAGTTCTTCAACTGGTCAATGACTCGGGCTCCCACCTCGTAGGAGCGGAGGACAGGGTCCTCGCCAGGGGTCATCAGGACCACGTTGAAGTTGAAGCGCCACGACGGACGGTTGCCAACCTCGCAGAGCGGGCAGGTCGTGCCCGACTCGATGTCAGCGATGCAGGTGAACGACATCTGTCCCTTGCGCTCCACCCAGTGCTGGCGGTAGCGGGCGTACGGTGCGTCGTCGAGGAACTTGATGATTTGAATCTCTTCAGTCACCTTGAGGCGCTTGGCGAACTCGTCTCCGTTGCCTCCGCTGGTGCGCTCCGAGGAGCCCCATCCAGAGCGAACGACCTTGCGAGGAGCAACGTCCTCGTCGTCATCATTGGCGTCGTTGTCCACGACTCGCAGTTTGCGGGTCAGTTCCTGCTTCGGTTCCGACACTTCCTGCTCTTCATCATCCCATCGTCCCATGGCTTGCTCTCCTTAGTTGTGTGTTTGTTGTTATCGGGGCCAGTTGGCCTTGACGTAGTCGATGAAGTCTATCCACCGATGGCTCTCGCGCCAAGCAACTGTTCTGCCCCCCAAGAGGCCGTTGACCTCAAGGGCTCTGTAGACTACCTGAACTTGCTCTCTGGAGTAAAGGCGGTAGCCACGATTTTTCTTATTGACAGCGGGGTGACCGCTGGCCTTGCTGGATCGGTAGGTTGCTTTGGGCAACCAGCCCTTGTCTTCCCATGACCTGACGGTCTTGTGAGACCTGCCCACCACACGGGCAAGACTGCCGATGGTGTAGAAGTCCTTGAGTTCCCCGTCGATCTCGATCAACTTGCAGGGCACCCCGTCGAAGATGTCAAACGACAGGTCACGTGCCGCCTTGACAGACGACACCCCTCGGTTGCGGGGCTTGCTCTTTCCTGGATAGTCAGGAAGGTCGTTGAAGTAGTCCAGAACGTCTTTCATGCCTTGAATGCCCACACTTCCTTCTCAACGTAGAACGCCTGAATGGTGTCCTCCAGATCCGAGTTGTCCCACGCTAGGGCCAAGAGTTTGTCCTCGTCAAGGACCTCGATGACCTGCTTGACGTCGTCCCAGTGCCCGTTGGCTCGGGCCCAGTCCTCAGCCGCTTGCTGGTCCAGAGAGCGACTGATGCGCTTCTCACGCTTGAGGGAGAGGTCACCGATACGGAGCCAGACGTTGCCCTTGTCGTCGGGGACACCGTTGGCGTCGACGACGTCGGACAGTTCCTTCTTCATGGCGTTGGTGCGCTTCTCGATCTCGGCAAGGAACTCTTTGCTCTTCTTGTATTCCTCGGCAAGGCGCTCGATGTAGGAGGCGTCGAAGCCTTCCGCACGCTTGACAACTCTCTTCTCCATCTCAAACCTCCGTGTTCTTGAGAAAGTCCGACAGGGTACCGAGAGACAACTCAAACTTGCCCTGCTGGTCGTAGCCCTTGTCAATGAATGCCTGATTGATGGCCCTCTTCTGCTGGAGCATCTCGTACTGCCTCTCCTCGATGGAACCCTTCATCACGAATGATGTGATCGTAACGTGGGGGTGTGTCGAGGATAGGCGGATGATACGGGCCTCTCTTTGGTCAAGTTTGCCAGCCGACCAAGGCAGATCGTAAGAGATGAGGTAATTGGCTTGTGGTAGGTCCACCCCATAGCCCCCCGCATCAGAGGATAGAAAGAGCCGAACATTGCTATCGGTTTGGAATCGCTCCTTAGCACGGTCCCGCTCGTGTGCGTCCATGCCACCCATGAAAAGTACGCTTCCAGTAAGTCCGCTAGTTGCCTCTTGGATAAGCCGTAGGTTCTTCTTAAAGAACGAGAATACAACCACCTTGTTAGTTGGGTCTTCATCTAGTACATCCTTAATGTAATCAATAACTGCGTCTAGTTTGGGTGTCTTAGCGCTCTCGGAGATCCAGCCGAGGTTGACGACGTCGTGTGCGTACTTGCTCCCCTCGGAGTGTTGGGACGGGTCCATGTACGCCTCAGCCGACCAGCGGACAAGGCGAGGGTTGTCGCACAGCATGCGAAGAACAGTAAGACGAGACATGATCTGACCTTGGGCGTCATCTCCGCCACCTCCGTGATAGTGAGACCAGAGGTCGAAGCCACGACCGCTGGTGGTAATTGCTTTGTTAATCTGCTCGATGAGGTCTGCGCTGATTTTCTCGTAGGCAGATGCACCCGCTGAATCAAACGGTACTGGTACCACTTGGTGGATGACTTTGGGCAACTGGTCAGCAATGTCATCTCTGGTCTTGCGGACCATGCTCTCGGCCATCGTCTCGTTGAGAGCCTTTAGGTTCCTGTACCGAACTGGAGCGCCGTAGTGGTTGCGGACAATGAAGGTCCTGTCGAAGACGTCGAACCTGCCCAGAACGGAGGGGTCGACGAACTCCATGATGGAGAACAGTTCTTCTGGCTTGTTCTCAATCGGCTGTCCCGTGAGGGCAAAACGGTACTGGAACTTCTTGCCCAACTTCTTGAGCATCTTGGAGCGCTTGGCCTTGGGGGACTTGATCATCGTGGCCTCGTCAATGACGATGGCGTTGGCATTGAGGTGTGTTAGGTACTTTTCGTCGTTGACGAGAGTCTCTGGGTTCACGATGACGTAACGACACCGCAATGCAGTGCGCCATAGCACCTCTCTAGCCTTCGGTGGTCCGTCGATCACCACCGCCGTCGAGTCGGTGAACTTCTTGATCTCACGGAGCCACTGGTACTTGAGACTGCTGGGCACCACGACCAACACTCTGTCGATCTCTTCCTGACCGATGAGTTCCTCCAAGGCGGAGATGGTTGTGACAGTCTTACCAGCGCCCATGACCATGGCCAGCAACATCTGGCCACGGTCCACCATGCGGGTGCTGGCTTCCTCTTGGAACGGGTAAAGACTGCCCTTGAACATCAGTACCACCAAGGGATGACAGAGGCGCCGACGATGGCTTCTTCGAGTTCGTCGTCAGTCATGTCTCCGATGTCCTTGGCCTTGGTGTGCGAATACTTGAGCCAGTATGCACCACCCTTGAGCAGGGGCATGCGGTCAAACATGGACTTAGCGCTGTCGATGCCAGCCTTGTCGTTGTCCGTAGCGATGATGATCTTCTCGGACACGAGGGACAGTAATTGCATCTGGATGCTGGTCACCTGCGCACCGAAGGTAGCGAGACAGTTCATGCCACCGAAGGCGGACTCAAACCGCACCACGTCAAGAGGCGACTCAACGACGATGGTCGTCGGGTACTGAGCCCGCTCAATACCGAACAGCGTCTGTCCCTTGCGGACACCCGTCGGGTGGTTGAGAGTGAAGTCGGTGCCCTTTTCCTGCCAGCCCATCAGTTCTCCCTCGTAGGAAACAATGGGGATGATCCACGACTTGTTCTCGTCGTTCCAGCGAATGCCGTTCTTCTTGGCCGCTTCTTCCGACAGGTTCCTGCTGTTGAGGTACCGCTTGGGAACGGGGCCGTAACTCAGGTACTTGTTGATGTCGACCTCGGGCTTGCGCTCAATCGCAGGCATGGTCAGACGGTCAACGCTGGTCTCCATCATCATCGTGATGATCTCAAAGTCGTCTTTGCCAGTCAGTTCGGTTGCGAGTTGGCGCAACGTGCCCTTGGCACCGCACGAGTAGCAGATCCACAGTCCCGTATCCGCGTTCATGGACCACGAGGGGGACCTGTCCTCTTTGCCCGTGCGTGCGACGTGCACGGGGCACTTCGCAGAAATCTCTTGTCCGACCCTCTTGATTTCCACGCCAATGGACGTGAGGAAATCGACGAGGTCAGTAGTACCAGCCGTCGTTGTTGACATGTTCTCCATCTTCTCCCACCTCCGTGAAGTCCATGTTCTCCCAGTCCCACTTGATGCGAACTTCGCCCTTGGGTGCTGTTCTGGCAAGAACGACACGGATGATTGCTTGGTTGTCTATATCGGGGTCCGACTCAACGCCGAGAATCAGGTCAGAGTCCTGAGCAAACGATGAGGTGTATCCGATTGAGTCCGATGTTATCTGTCGGGACTTCTTGTTACCCAACTTCCACGACAGAACCTGCGTGGTGCCGATCAGAGGAACATCGAACCTCTGAGCGAGTCTCTTGAGCGACCTCGTGATGTTGGTGAGAGCCTGCGGGCTCCCCTTGGGTTCGCCGTTCTCATCGTCCATGAGGTACACGCCGTCGACGATGACGAGCCCAGGACGGTACTGCTGAATCTTGCCAGCGATGGCGCTCACCGTCGTGAGGGACGACGAATCCTCGGTCATGTAGAACGGGTGCATGTTCTTGCGAATCTTAATGGCGTTCTCAATGCGCTCCAGTTCCGCCATGGTGAAATCACCACGGAGGAGGCGGGTGTGCGAGACGTTAGCCACGATGGCGTCGTAGCGGGCTTCCTGCTCCTCGATGCTCATCTCAAACGAGACGTACATGGGCGATATGCCGTGGTTGTGGGCCGCGTTAGCCATGATGAGCGTCATGAGCGACTTACCCTTCTTGGCCTCACCAACGAAGGTGATCAACTGCTGGGGGCGGAACCCTGCGGTGATCTTGTCCAGACCATGGAACCCAGTCGGTATGCCACGCAGGAAGTTCGGGGTGTCCCGCATCTCCTTGTAGCGCTGAAGCCTCTGCTCCCACGACTGGATGATGTCAACGTCACGAAGGTGGGCGACCTCAAGTGCCGCTTTCTGCAAACCCTCTGAGAGGACCTTCATGGCGGACTCGGTGTTGCCGTTGCTCAGGGCAGGGCTGGCCGCTTGTACGGACAGGGTCAGTTGACGGAGTTTGTAGGCGTCGTACAACTCATCGATGAGTCGGGCCATTGGCTCGGGGCGAGCGTCGGGCAACTGGAGGTCGGCGTACTCCTGCTTGACCACACGGTCAGTCGGCACTTCTCCGTACTCTCTCCAGTACGAAAGAATCCACGTGTAGATGTTCCCCAGTTTGGAATCAAAGTGGTCGGGGCGAAGACCAGCGTTGATGCACTCTTCGAGACTGCGGGTCTCGATGATCTTGCTAATGAGCAGATGCTCTGCGCTGGCCATTACGGTGTCCAAGCCCTCTCTGGGTTAACTACGGTTGCTCTTATTCCAAGGATTCGTGCGTACTCCTCGTTGGAGGTGTAGATGATACGCACCGCACGGCTGAAGCGCAAGTCGTATTCCAGCAACTGCGGTGTCTCGTAGTAGTACACGGGTGTGGATATCCCTTTACGCACCAACCACTTGTCAATCGCGTCAGCCGCGTCTGGGTGGATGAACGTGTAAACATCGGTGCCGAGACCGAGTCGGTTGACAGAGTCACTCAGTGCTTTCAACGGAAGGTCGTTCGGCTCCCACAAGTTGATGACAGAGTCCCACCTGTCGCGCCGTTTCTGGATGGCCTCAAGGATGGCCTTGTTACCAGACGGGGGCGAGGCGAGGAGGCCGTCGAAAATCACTCCCTGAGCGGTAGGGGAGAACGAGGCGATGTCATTTCCCTGCATTGTCATCCAGCCACTTCGAGATTCGGTAGTCACCGCTCTTGAGTGGGGCGATGAAGCACGACTCCTTGATGATCGACTGCACGCTTGTGTTGTAGACCGACTCGACCTGATCTGGCCTGAGAGTGCTCGTGATGATGGTCGCCAACTGGTTGTGATAGCGGGACTCAATGAGAGAGATGATTGTGCGCCTAGTGAAGTCCGTGGGGCGCTCAGAGCCGAGGGAGTCCAGCACCACGATGTCGTAGACCTCCTGAAGGTACTTCATCGTGTTCGGGTCCTCATAGCCCTCTGGCAGGTCGTCACCGAACTTGACCTCGTTGTAAGCCAACTGGATGTACTTGTCGGCGGTGATGAACATGCCCGAGAGTTTGTTCGTGTACACGACTCGCTTCAGGACTGCCTGAGCAAGGTGCGTCTTGCCAGACCCCGTGCCTCCGCAGATGTAGAGTCCCTGACCCTGCTCTGCGTACTCAACAGCATTGTCAACCCACTTGTGCACGAGACGCAGTGTCTCCTTGTCCGCCGAGTTGCTCTTGAACGTATCGAGAGTATCGGCGCGGAACCTCTTGGGAACTGCCGTGTTGCGTACGCGCTCCTCGGGCTCTCTGTTGCGCCAGTAGCGCTGACTCCGTAGTTCGCTCATATTCTGTGGTCCACCTCTAGGTCCTCGTAGGACTGCGTTGCTGTGTTGCTGGTCCTCACCTTGTGGGCGAGGCGGTCGAGGTTAGCAAGGAACCCCCTCCACGGCGCAACCCCATTGGGCAACGGCTTGTTCTGTATCTCCACGAGGAACGCCTTCATCATCCCACGAATCTCGTCGGGTGTGTAGCCAGCGTCCTTGGCTTTCTTGACGCCAGCAGACATGGCGCGGGTGTTCACGGGAGAGTTCAGGTCTCCCCAAGAGTTCGCGGGAAGGTTGTCGGTGAAGAACTGGATGAGACCGTAGGTCGAGTCCCCGCCTCGGGGCTTCTTCTTGGGCTTCCGATCCGAAGGCGCGTCGTCTGGGTCCCACCCGAGTGGCTTACCCCAATCGTCGGTGCTCATATGCGCTCGTCCACCCTCAAGTCCTCGTACCCCGAATTCGGCTTCTTGGTACGGTTACTCTTGTTTTTACTCTTGTTCTTATACTCTTGATTGGGTGACACCCGTGACACCACCCTAGTGACACTGGTGTCACCACCCCTAGTGTCACCCGTGACACTACCTAGTGACTCTGGTGACACTACCTCGAAGACCTCAGGGCTATCGAACTTGATCACGTAGAGGTTGGAGAGGTTGCCGTTTCCGTCCGTCTTCTTGCGGGTCTTCTTGACCAGGACCCCGATGGACTCCAGACGCTTGACGGCGCGAATAACTGTTCTACGGTCCACGCCGATCTGGCTGGCGATGTACTCGTACGAGGTCGTCGTGGTCTGGTTGTCGGGGTTCATGAACATCAGCATCTGGAGGAGGACCCCCATGGCTGTGGTGTCCCCGACCAGAGACTTCATGGCCCATCGTGGGAAGGGAAGGAAGGGCCCTCCGAACTTGTTGTTGCTCATATTGTTGCTCCTATGGTTGACGGTTGCGGGAAGCCGATGATACACTCGCCGTAGACACTTGCGGTTCCCTCCCCTGTGTTGGTTGCTCGGTGATACCGAGGGCCTAGCCATCCGTGGTTAGGTCCTCGGTATTGCTGTTTATGGTGTACCATTGAGCATCCCATCTTTTTCAAGATTTGTCAAAGGAGGACAAGGTGGCTACCAAGAAACAACAAGCCAAGGTCGAGAAGGTCATGGGGGAGTACAAGGAGGGCAAACTCAAGTCCTCCTCTGGCGACAAGGTCAAGAGCCGTAAGCAGGCCATCGCCATCGCTCTCTCTGAGTCTGGTCAAAGCAAAGACGACAAGAAGAAGACCAAGAAGAAGTAATGGCCGCGAAAAAGAAGACCGAGTCTCGTGTCAACGAGGCTGGTAACTACACCAAGCCAAAGTTGCGCAAGCAACTATTCGAGAAGATCAAGGCAGGCGACAAGGGTGGAGACCCTGGTGAGTGGTCTGCCAGAAAAGCCCAGATGCTGGCCAAGGAGTATAAGGCCAAGGGCGGAGGATACAAGGACTGATGGCTAAGGCAAAGTCACAGAAGTCCTTGGACAAGTGGACGAAGGAAGAGTGGGGCACCAAGTCTGGCAAGCCTTCCACTCAAGGTCCTGACGCCACTGGTGAGCGCTACCTTCCGAAGAAGGCGATTCAGTCGCTGAGTGACGAAGAGTACGAAGCCACCAGCAAGAAGAAGAAAGAGGGCACGAAAAAAGGAAAGCAGTTCGTGCCCAACACCAAGAAAGCCGCACAGGCTTCTAAGACAGCGAGGAAAAAGTAATGGCCGCAAAGAAGAAGGACCCCCGACTGGAGCGGGCAGGTGTCGAGGGCTACAACAAGCCCAAGCGCACCCCTGACCATCCGACCAAGTCGCACATCGTGGTTGCCAAGGAAGGTGACCAGATCAAGACCATCCGCTTTGGTGAGCAGGGTGCAGAGACCGCAGGCAAGCCCAAGGAGGGCGAGTCCGAGCGCATGAAGGACAAGCGTGCGTCGTTCAAGGCGCGTCACGCCAAGAATATTGCCAAGGGCAAGATGAGCGCCGCTTACTGGGCAGACAAGGTGAAGTGGTGAGCAAGTTATCTGACGACCTGAAGACCTTGTTGTCTGATGTTGTCACAATGTCCTTCGTCGCCCAGGGTTATCACTGGAACGTGGAGGGGGAGGACTTCCACCAGTATCACGCCCTCTTTGGCGAGATCTACGGGGACGTCTATGGAAGCATCGACCCGATTGCAGAGAACATCCGCAAACTCGACGAGTACGCCCCGTTTACCCTCAGCAAGTTCACCGACCTGCGCACCGTTGAGTCCGTGGAGGTCAAGCCTGAGCCCAAGGCAATGGCAAAGGCCCTGCTGAAGGTCAACGATGGGGTCATCGAGACCATCAACAAGGCCATTGCGTCTGCCGAAAAAGAGAACGAGCAGGGGATCATGGACTTCTTGGCAGGCCGTGATGACGTGCACAAGAAGTGGCGCTGGATGCTTACAGCCTCAACTAAGTAGAGGCTTCAACTTCTCCAAGTCGATGTGGACAGTCATGGGCTGTCCGTCCTGATACCAGACCACAACTGCCTGCTCGCTCTTGGGCACGTGCACGTCTGAGGCGACTTCGCCACCTCCATTGACGGCGGTGATGGCCTCGACCAGTGCCTCCTTAGTCGTGAACGAGCCCTCGATGCCTAGAGCCTTGGCCTGCCGTCTGAGAACTCCGATGGTCATGGACTCCAGTTCTGCACGAGAGAAGGGCACGAACTCGGTCTCATCGTCGTCTTCCTCAACCTGAGGGGCCTGCTTCGGTGCAGGCTCTTCCTTGGGAGCCTCATCCGACGACTCGATCACGATGGGAGTGAGGGCCATAGACAGGTCAAGGACCGCGATGCCTTCAGCGTCAGCCATCAGGCAAATCTTCTCAGAGTTCTCGGGGCTCTTCTCGTCCCACAGGATGAGGATCGTCTCTGCATCGTTGAGGATGCTCTTCAGAGGGTCGTCGGTCTTGACGACGTCCAGAGCCGAATCGAGGAGCAACTTGGGCGCCTTGTCGTCGATTCTGGTGTAGGCGCGGAAGGAAACCTCGTTGTCGATGAGGTAGTCGTAGACATCCCCGACTGCCCCCTGAGGCGACTTCCTGGCGTGGATAAGGAACTCAGCGTTCTTATCCTTGGAAAGAAGGTCTGACAGACCTGCGTGAACCACCGAGGCAGTGGCTTCGCCACTACCCACAATCCCGTATTTCATGTGTTGCTCCTGTTACTTGGACTTTTTAAGCGCCATGTCGCCAAACAGTGTGATGCACCGCAGAACGCCATGACATGCGGAGGCGATTGTAGCGACAACCAGCCCCGATGTCCACCTGTCAGGAACACTAAATGGGATTGCTATCGCATAGCCCAGAATAATTCCCGTAAGAACCTTGACCCAAGGCATGGCCTCCCTAGGGGTTAGGGAGTTGAGCAACTGCATCAGTTTGTAGACCGCTAGTCCTGCTAGTAAATAACTCATTCAAGAACATCCCAATTGATTACGTACCCTGTTGTTTTCTCCAGCGTAACTGGTTTGACGTATGTTTCTACCACATAGTCAGCCACTTCCTGGGATCGGTAAGCATCAATTGAGAAGTATGAAAAGTCCTCATGGGGGTTGCTGGTGTCGCTAGGGCCCCAGCGGTAGTCAAACGGCCCTAGGGCGCTATTGCCAGTGAAGAACACACCAGTAGCCCCGTTGGGCTCGACCAGAGGCTTGGAGAAGTTCAGGGTAGCGCTGGCTCCTGCGCTGTGGTTGACCTCAAACGCAAAGACTGGAACAACAGTCTTGTCCTCGGGAGTAGTCGTGCTGGGCACACTGCCAACGATCCTTCTGTTGGGGGCGTTGATGTTGGAGTACACAGGCACAGCGGACGCGGACAGGTTGTTGTTCCACGAGTCGTAGAAGGTCACCAGGGGAGACCCAGACTCCAACTCTGTAGTTACATGGGCGGAATCTACAAAGCGAAGAGAGAAACTGGCCCCAGTCTCAGCGCTGGCGTAATACGTCAAATCATTGTTGTACGTAAAAGCCCCACGGCTGTACAGGTAAACGTTGCTGGTTCCAGTACCAGCATCCAGCACAACCTGAACTGCCCCACCAGACACGGTGATGGACGGAGGGGTGGTGACACTGGAGTCCTGGTCGACGTATACTCCCCAACCATGCTCACGAATACCATCCAAACCTGCAAAGAACTTGCGATAGACATCACCGACAGAGTCCGTTGTGGTGGCGGGATTCTGGTAGAGCGGGTCCGTCGTCAGGTTAACTCGCTGTGGGTGGACGTTAAAGACCACTGGCGTCCCTGAAGCATCATATGAAACTCGGGAGCCTGTCAAAGCGCTGATGTACTCCTGAATGCTGTTCAGCGTGCCCTTGGTGCGCTGAAGGTGCCCGATGTTGTCCAGAATGACCCGCAACTTTTCGGTCCCAAGAATGTCCTTGGTGAAAGGCACACCCATCTGAGTGGCTAGAGCATCGATGGCCGAACTGTGGATGACATCGGGATCGTTGATTCTTTGGGTGTCGTAGATGGTGCTACGGTACTGATCTAGTTCCCACCCAATGAGATCAATAAAACGGCGCAGAGGGCCAGAGGTGTAGTTGTACGTCTTCTCGTTTTGCAAGACATAGGCGTTGTCGGCTTCCCTGTAGTAGGCAGGAATCTTGTTCCAGAGAAGGTCAGCAGAGCCAAAGTTGTAAGGCATCTGAATAGAGATCGACGTGATCTTCTCGTAGAAGGCGTCTCCCAGGTAGTTCTGGTATCGAACAAACATGGAGTAATATGCCCACCTACCATCTGCGATGTAGGGCCTACCAGCACCAGCGACGTCGGTGTAAGACTCTCGGTAGTTGCTGTAAATGACGGAGGTGACCTGTACGCCGTCGGCCGCTGTCTCAGGCTCTCCCTGTCCCGAACCACGGATGAGAATCTCCACGGCCTCGTATACGTTGGGGTCACTACCAGCAACTGGGGTATCAGATAGGGCGACGCTAAGGGACCACCCAAGTTCAATTTGTCCGCGCTCGTAAATGTCAGCAAAGAACGTTGACTCGTCAGCGGCAGTAGGAACCCCGATGACGAACCCGTCTGAACGAAGACCGCTGTCCTCTACGACGTCACCAGATCCAGCGGGGTCGCTGGCATCTTGGTTTACGTGCGTGCGCCTAAGAGCCGAGCCACCAGAGACGATGGTCTTCTTTAGGGTAAAGGAGGACAGAGCCATTGGTTACACCTGAACGCCAGTGAGGCCACCAACCATGGTTAGGGTAATGGCGATGGTGCTGTCCACGTCATCGGCAAAGCAGAGAAGTTTAGTTGCCGTGTAGTTTGTCGATACATCTGGGGTAATGTTTGTAACCGTAGCCGACAGCCTGTTGGTGTTCAACTGCGTGATGTCCACGAAGTCGACACCCTGAACGCTGAGTGCCGCCCGATAAACCTCTCCAATACTCAGCCTCTTTTCAAACGAGACGTTGTCAAAAGACAGAAGTTCTTTGATAGCGGCCGTGACGTTTTCTTTGACTACAGCCTGCACAAAGTTGGGTAGTACGTTCACAGTCATCGCTACATACACGGGTACGCACTCGATGTAGGCGGTGACCCCAGCGGAGGCACTGCTTTTGTTGGCAACGTAAGCGGTTACTCCCACCATGGACTTGTCACGCAGATAAGACTCGGTGTATTCCACAATGGAGGTGGGCACCGTGAGTCGGACTTGGTTGGACACGGCCGCAGGTGGATATGCCGATTGAGTAGGGACGGGGTAGACAAGAACAGACGCCCCAGTGCTGGTGTTGCTCTGATAAACGGCCGTAGCCTTACCCACACCAGGGGTTTGCAGAGTCAGGTCTTTGTAGTCCGACAGGGACACCGCTCGATCCTGTGTCCTGTACAAGCGCGACACATTCTCTTTGATCGAGACAATGGACTCGATGTCCGTGCCACCAGACATAGCGGACGAAGAGACAACCGAGATGTATTGGTTGGGAGTGCCACCCACAAGAGTCACTTTGTTTTGCGACAGGTTGCCCAGAGCACCCGAGGTAGCACGATAGGATGCAGTGATAGCCGCGTTTGTGGTGGGGATAGCACCATTGAACCCGTTACCAAACTCAATGATGGTGTAGCCATCCGAGGTAAGGCGGGTAGTAAAGACCTTGTCTTGATACCCAGCGGACGAAATCTGCTCGACGTACTGGTAAGTAACGGCAGTTGCGTTACCAGAGGCATCCACTGGCCCTTCGTAGACATACACGGACACGCTGGTAGACTCAACACCTTTTTTGGTCAAGTTGATTCTCTGACTAGCAGTGCCACTGCTACGGCCCAGGCTCTCCTCATTGATCAGTTCACCTTGCACCACAGTCACGGAGTGCTGGCTTCCAGCGCTGGCGGCGGTTACGGCAGTCGTGGAGTAGTACTTGTACTCGTTTCCGTCGTCATCGAAGCCAATGAAAACCGTGTACTGAGGAATCGTATAGGTTGTCTGGTTAGTGGGGACACTGTTGACGTTGAACGTGATGGTTCCCTTTGCACCGCGAGAAGAGGCGGGCACGTAATCCATAAGGTTTGCGATTGCCAGCACGGATTCACGCTGGGTAGCCGTAGGTAGAAAAGTCTCTGCGGCGGCTCTGTCCACGTAGAAGTGGAGAATGTCCCCCATGTACGCCCAGAGGTCAACCAGGACGTTTGCAAAGTCAGAGTCGTCGGTCCTATTCCACTCAGGAACTAGCCGAGAGGCGCGGTTGATCAGGTCTTGCCTGATAGAGACAAAGTCCCTGCTGGTGTAGTCAAAAGTAGCCATGGCTGTCCTATGAGATGGGGGTTTCTTCGGTTAAGATCTGCGTGGTGTCCACCGTAAAGGTGAACGTGGTGAGTCCAAGTCCTGCAACTTCGTATATTACACGGGCAACCAATGTTGATTCGTCATTTGTATTGTATACGAAATCCCCAGAGGTCTGGAAGGCAATGTCCAAAACACGGGCGTTGCTCACATTGTCGTTGATTTCCGACAGGGCGTCGACCTTGTAGTCGGCCAGGATCAGGGGGTCCAAAGGCTCAAACAACAGGCTGGAGACGCTGGCCCCGTACTCGGGGCGCATGACCCTTTCGTATTTGTTGGTCGCCAAGACGTCGATGATCCGTTGCTTGGCAATCACGGCGTTATCTTCCGTGGAAGCAACCTTGCCGTTCTCAAAGCGGAATGGGATGGAAATAGCCTTCATAAAAACCTCAGGTCTTGATGATGTAGTTCAGGACGATGTACGGCTGGAGGTTGTTGTGGGACTGGCCTCCGCCCGTGTTTTGGTTGGTAGCGGTAGTTTCGTTGTTTGTAGCCGTAGTGCTGAGGTTGTTAGCCGTGGTCGATGTAAGGGAGTGGTTGTGCGAACCATCATCCAATATTGGGGATGCGGTGCTACTGCCTCCCGTACCCGACGAAGGAGTACCTGCCACAAATGTGGTGGTAGAGGCCCCGTTGTGGGTGTGGCTGGTGTCGTTAGTACCAGTTACAAAAATAGCATGGTCGTGAGTACCGCCAGTTCCCACAGTGTGGCTGTGGGATTGTTGGGCATGGTCGTGCGAGTCTTGCGTGTGGTTGTGCGGGTTCTGTGTGTGGCTGTGCGCAGGAATCTGAGACGTCGTCAAGGTGTGGGTTTCCGCACCACCAGTAGCACCTAAGTTCACGAACGTCCCAGACGCGGCCTTACCAACAGGGACTCTTGTGCGCAGGTCAGGAAGGTTGAACGTTGTAGACCCATCCCCCGCTCCGTAAACGGTGTTGATCGTTGAGAACAAGGAGCCATAAGTCGTCCTGCTTACGGCAGAACCGTCACACACAAGCCAACCGCTGGGGGCAATAGACCCTGCAAATGCCACAACACTACCCGTAGGCACAGTATCTCCAGAAGCGGCGGCACCCCCAGTAGATACTGAGGTGGCATAGCGGATGTCCTCCACCTCGCGTATAGCCGCTCCTTGAGTGGCGTTTAATGACTGAAAAATGATTTTGTATAGTGGTCGAAACTCATAGATGGGCAATCCCTCTAGATTTACCCCGCTCCAGGTCTCATCTTGCGCCCCTCCAATATTGGAGTGCTGTGCTTGTCCCATGAGAATAATGACGGGCTCGTTCAGGTTGTTTGACGCAACTACCCAAGAAACAGCATATCTGTTAGCCGTCATCTCTACCAAAGAGTTGGCCGACATGTTGTTGTAGTACGGGTGCAGTGTTCCCTTTTTGATGCACACTTGCGTAGCAACGTCCTGCTTCCACCCGTTGGCATCTCTGTAATAGATCGGGCAGTAAGCACCGTTTTGGAGCCTCTGTTCCCAAGTATTGGGGGTGGGAGAAGCAGACGGGATGATGTCTACCCTGATGTCCTCGTCGTAAAAGAAGCCGTAGTTAAGGCTGAACTTAAGATGATCGGCCGAGGAACCATCCCCGTTTGTCACGTAGTCGCTGATACTCAGACCACGGCCAAAAGCGGCACCCCTAGTCAGGTGCAGATACTCGTGGGTCTGCCAGTCCGTGACGATGCCGTGCCTCTCGTCAGCAAAGAACTCAGCCTTCTGGTCCACTTCCCGCCAGTAGATGTACGAAACTGGGGCGCAGTTTTCCAGATCGAAGAAGTCAACGCTTTCCTGTAGTTCAGCGCCGATGCCAAAGGAGATGAAGTAAATGCCAGTGACGTTAGGAATTTGCACCGACTTGGGCTCGGTGATGTTGTACTTGACTCCCTTTACCCACACCTCATACGAGCGAGCGGCTGGCCTAATGGTGAAGGTTCGGGTTGCGTTATCGAACGCAATGAGGGAATCGCTCTTGTTGGAGATTCCAGTAGGTTCCTTGGTGCCAGGGTTATAGGGCTCGGTCTGCACCCAGAACAGGTTGGTCATGTGCTCGTCGTCAGACGAGACGGCAATCTCGTCACCGATCTTGGGGACAGCCCAATAACCGTTGCTGGCAGACCTACCAAAGTAGGAGATTGACAGTTCAGACAGACCAGTAACGGCGGGTACCTTGACCTTGATCTCTCCGTTGTCGGGGTTAGAGAATGTAACTAGCGCCCTATGCGTAAACATCGATTACCTCTTGTGAACTGCGCCAACGTCCGTCACGGAGCACAGGCTGAGGTGGAATTATAGGCGGAGTTGCGGGCCTCGTGATGGTGATGGCCCCGTCGCGGGCAAGGGAGTCTCGCCTAAGAGTCAGGTAAGAAAGACCCGACCCACGGAACATTTCATGCTTGGCCGACTCAACGATCCATACCCCGTCGATCTTGGAGTCGTATTTGAAGAGATTGACCAGCGTTCCAGGCTGGATGTTGAAGTTGCCTACCACGGTGCAAGAGCCAGAAATAGGAAGGAACTTGGCCCCCAAGAACGTCTCTGCCTGCTCAACCGATGTGAGGTTTTCGTTGGCCTCGTTGGAGTATGGCCGAGGGATAGCGTCTCCGTACCCGCTTGACTCCACGAGGTTGATGGTCTTGATCTGCCCGTCTGCAAGAACGTGCACGGTGTTGGGTACACCTTGGCCTCCAGGAGTGCTGGCACCGACCTGAGCCTTGAACTCAATGACCTGACCGAGGTCGGGGGTGACGTCTCCCTGTGTGCCTTTGAGTGTAGTGATAGGGATAGCGCCACCGTTTCGGTTAAGAAGAGTGTAAGGGTCCCAGATTTCAATATGGGTACCGCGAGACATCATGCGGAATCCCTGATACTCAACGGCCTCAACTAAGATTTCCCAGTCAGACTTGCCGTTCTGCACAAGCCTCGGGTAAACGTAAGTGCTGTTGGGCACGGAAACGGACAGACCGTACTCCGAGGCAAGTTGACCAGCCAGTTGGGGAAGAGTCCTCTTGTCCCATGCCCTGGTCTTCTTGCCCCTCATTGCGAACGTAGGACCCATGCAGAAGATTTTCGTGATCTGAAAGGGGCTACCGTTTACAAGGCCATCGTGGGTCTTGGACTCAGGCTCTAGGTAGATGATAGTCCCGTAAAAGGTGTGCTGGCTGAGTTCTCCAATACCCATCTCGATAAGTATCGGCCTGTTGATGTAATCGGTAAGAGAATCGGCAGGAATACCAGCGACGTGGATTACCGCCATGTTGTGCATGTTCTCATGCAGTTCCACTGAAATCATGCGCACGTCAACAAAATTGAGGGCAATGCCGTCAATCACCACATTGAAGTTAAGTTTTAGGTTAGACGCGCCAGTAGTGATCATTGCGGAATGCGGATCTTGGTCCCAGGCTCGATGATGTCAGGAAACGGCACTTGAGGGTTGATGTCGGCAATACGCCAGTAAAGGACAGGAGTCCCTAAGTACTTCTTGGCTAGATCGGCCATGGTCTCCCCACGACGAGCCGTGTGGGAGATGTAGTTGGGGGTGTACGTAACGGGGCGCTTAGCCACCACGTAAGTAACCCCGTTGCGAGTCTCACTAGCAGACACGTAACGTGAAAATGGAGCAATCATCGCACACCTCTTGCAGGGGGTGCCGAGGGCACTGTTTGTGGCTTAGTCCAGAGAGCACGTAAGTTCATGCTGTCCAAGCCAGACCAATTAAGCACAATAATTTGGGTGGAGTATCCCTCAGGAGTGCTGGCTTCAGTATCAATATATTCAGCGGTTAACGTTGCTCTAAACATAAAGGCCACCCACGTACTATTTGCCACGCTGTTCTGATCAAAGACATTTTCTCTGATGATTTCTTTTATTTTTTCATCTAGGTCAACGCAACGAAGATCAACTCCATTGGTTGCATCTCCGAGCATGATGGTCGTCTCACCATTGGTTTTCGACACGGCGTAAGGATCAACCTGAAGTAGGTCCGACACAGTGTACTGGTTTGCTTCATTTTCTGAATTAGCAAATTTAGCGTAAAGGTTAATAGTTAACCTAGACTCGTTAATTTCGTTTGCGCTTTCCGCGTTGGCGTACGCTTCTGTCCTGTCGACATCTAGTTTTGCGTTGAACTCTACTTTATTTACACTATCAATGGTTAGTGGGTTAATAGGAGTAGGGGGTGTAGCACCATTCCAGTCTTGCGCTCTGATCTGGTAGTAGGAGAAACGGTTAAGAGCGTTCTCTAGTTGAATACCAGCACGTTTTCTCTTACTATCAGTTTTTTTAGCCTCCTCTGCTACAGCCTCAAGACCCTTGGTAAGGAACGTGTCCTTCTTTGTAAACCCAATGTACAGAGCCTGCATGTTGATGTTCACTCGGCACATAGTTGGGATCATTTTGTTGCTGAACTTTTGAAAGTCAACAGTAACGGCGTTGGCGAAACCCTCGACCATAAACAGTTCAGAGAACAAGACCCTAAACGGAAGCGGGTTAAGGAATGCTGAGTTGCCTAAGTTAACCCCCAGAAGACCCTCGGCCCTATCAGTATCGGTGCTTACCTCGTCAACTTTAAGGGCGGCGGCTTCGTCGGTTTTTCCTTCAGCCTCCAGACGCGCTTTTTCTTCCAAGATGGGGGCGTTTTTAGCGTCAGCAACTAAAGCATTGTATTGTGCAACCGCGCTAATGAGGTCAGCAGAAACACCTTGCCCGATAATAGAATCAAGGACGAGAATATCTGCAAGAACACCAATCCTCGATACACGAGTATCGATACCCTCTCCAACATACACCGTGTCTACGTTGTCTGGGTCGTATCCATTTGCGACTTCTAATTCTCTGTTGAAAAACAATTCAAACCCAAAAGACGCCGTTCCAGGAATAGGTTGCATCAACTGCTCAGCAGGTTGGAGCAGGGGGTTGAGTGCACCAATAGACTGTTGCACAGAACGTACAAGAACTTGAGGGTTGAATTGGAAAAACAGTTTTTTGTCGGCCTTTTCGTTTAGCCCTTCGAACAGTTCTGAGGTAGGCAGAAGCCCCCTCATGTAACCGCGCTGAACCGTTTCTACTTCACCACTGATGTTGTGGTAGGTCTTCTGGGGCCAACTGAATGGGGGGTTGTCGACAGACCTTCTGGTAGGATCAAAAACACCAGACATTACGAGGACCTCATTGCTACTAGACGAACTTCTTGCTCAAGGATAGTTCCAATTTCTTGCGCCATACGACGCATGTCGACAGCACTGTCTCCAGTGGTTGTCAGGTAGATGTTGGGGGCAATGGTGATAACAGTCCCCCCACCGCCTCCTGCAACAGACCCACTAGAGCCAGCAATCATGGTCCCGTCTCCTTCTTGCGAGGATGAAGACGATGACTTGTAGGGCTTGTCAATACCCGACATGATCGAGTTCATACTGGAGTACACGCCAGAAGAGATGAGTTCTGAGGCACGGCTACCCGCCCCACCCCCTGATCCTCCCTCTACAGCGGCCCCACCGCCCCCTGAGAGGGTTCCAGGAGAGCCTCCTGGCCCCGCAAGGGTGGTTCCAGACGTTCCTGCCCCAGGGCTCGATGCGATACCATCTTGGCCCGTAGTGAACTCGTCTCGGGCGCTCGCACTCTTGGTGAATAGGGGCTGAAGGTGCCAAGGCTCATCGCTAGGACCACCCTGCCCAGTACCTCCGTGGAATAGCCCGTACTTACTGGCGTTGGCTTTGATCCACTCCAAGTCTCCGTGGATGTCGACAGCAAGGCCCTTTTCGTGCCATGAAGAGCCAGGAGCCGCTAGTGCCGCCCCCGTTCCTGGGATGTGTTCCCACACAACACCATTCCATACTCTGTCTTCGCGCTTTTGTTTTTCTTTGAGATCAGGTCGTGCCCTATAGCGAGATTTAAACAGTTTTTCTTGGTCGGCAGGGCTTCGACGAGTAGAGCCGATCTTCAGCCTAGGGTTGTCCCTCAACATGCGGATAACTGGACCAGCAAGCCTGTGATCCAGTTGCGTGAGTTTGTCCATGTTGTGCTGTGAGATGGGGGTTTTAGAGGCGTAGTCTCCGCCGTCTGTAGGAACACCACCCTTGGCTGGTCCGACCGTGTTACCAGTTTTAACAGATGTTGCGTCACCGATGTCCTTCATGGAGAAGCCATCGCCCGCAATAGGGTTTCCTCCCATTCCCATGTTGAAGGTAGACCCAAGCATTCGACCGACGGGGTGGCCCTTCACACTCATCAGTAGGCCAGTGATGCCAGAAAGCGCGTCCTCAAAAGCGGCAAGCATCCTGACCGTAGAACGCATGTTCTTCTCAAAGTCAGCAAGGTTGTCGGTCTGGCGACCGTAGAAACTTTCCTCCCTCTTGAGCATCTCCCCAGTGGTCTTCTCATGCTGAACGGCGTAGGTGCCCTCAATACCCATGATCTTGCGATTGGCTTCTTTGGAAGGGTCGTACATACCACTTCCACCCTTTTTGCCAAACTCCACATTCTGCATGGCGTACTGGATCACCATGTCCTGCATGTCAGCAGGGACTCCCATAGCGGTCAGCCTCTGTCGAGTAACTGATCCAGGAGACAGCGCTCCCTTTAGTGCCATTTCGTTGGTAAGACCAGTTTTCTGAATAATGTCCTGGATCACCTGCATGCCACCACGTTGGGTGCCACCGATTCCAAACATACCAGTGCCACCCATCATGAACATGCGATTGGCTACGTCAGGGCTAGCCATGGCTCCGAGCATGTTGGTGACATCTCCAGCGCCGTACGAGAACCCTGAGATGGCCCTGATGGCTTCGACGCTGGACGCTTGGCCAACGGCGCTTAGGCCAGTAGCGGCCTGCAACCCCATCAACTGGTTGACAGCGGCACCACCACCCAGCAAGTAGTGCTGAGCCAGTGGCATACGAACTTGGTTTCGAACTTCGGCATTGCTCATCCCGTACATCTGCATGTACTGGGTGCTCATCCTGTCCGCTTGCAGTGAGTACTGGGCGCCTCTGGCGTTCCTATCCCCCACCATCTGGGTAGTGCCAGCCGCGAAGTTCATGGCAAATTGCTGGCGAGCAGTCAGAGAGGGGTTTTGCCCCCCACCAGCGCCAGCGCCCCCAGCGGCCTGCGGTGTTCCACTTACTCCAGGAGGAGTTGTCGGAGGGCCCCACCCACCAGTGGACTGCGCAACAACAGTGCCAGCGGCGGGCATGCTGGTCTTGGATTGCTTTTGCCCCGCGCCGCCGAATGCCCCAGCAACCCCAGAGCCAGTCTTCTTGACTAGATCATTGATCTTTTCAAGTTTCTTGATGATGCTGTCAAGGGAACGCTCAAAGGGCTTGACAGCGGACGCCAAGGAATCACCGTTGACACCACGTGCGCCAGAAGATTGACCAAAACTGTCAATCTTGATGTCGCTACCTTGTTGATCGGGGACTGCCATAAATTACCTCTAAGGAGTACTCCGCCATTTTGCCATACTGACCCAGTAGGCACGCTGGCGGACTGTCATTGACTTAAGGTCGCTAAGACCAAAGCCCCTGTACGAAGAGGCAATCTTTTCGTATTCCCAATAAATGATTCGAATATCAACCGAATAGAAGTGAGACCCAGTCGACGGCCACCACCATCTCTGCATTGCAATGAGCGCACTGAGTCTTCACCTCCTCCATGCGAGGACCAGGCTGTGTAGACGTAAGAGCCTTCACAATGTTGGACCTATCGGAGATGTTGAGTTTTTTAGCCCAGTTCTCCCGAGAGATGCGGTCCATGCTGACATCAGCGCAACGAGCGATGATGAGGGTGTTCTGCTCTGCGGTGGTCTTGGCCTTCTTGAGGGCATATCGACTATCGCCAGCCGTGGGGTAGTTGAACTCCACGGTGCTACCGTTCTTCAACTTGACGCTGATCTTCTTGGTCGTGTCGACCTCCACGTCAGAAACGGGGAAGTCGTCGTCCAGACGAAGAGTAACGTCGTTGTGCTCACGGCACCCGCCACAGATCATCTCGATCTTTCGGCTGATTCCGTAGGTAGCCCTCACGATGGCCAGGAACAGCAGGTCCCTATCACCGATGAGCAGGTCATCGATGATGTGGGGCACCTTGGAGATTTCCTGGCTACCGATAGAGACCACGCACCGCTGAAGAAGGTGATACAGATAGTCGCCGTAGGAAAGGTCCTCTCGGGCGTCGATAGCCGCGAGAGCCTCCTCGTCTTCACCTGTCATCTCCCTGACGACCGCATTGTTCTCCCAGTCACCCGTAGCGCCGTTGAAGACGCCACGGATGAGTTCCACCGAGGTAGACGGGGGAGCCGCTACCTCGGGGACAGGGTCAGCAATACCTTGGTTTACTTGGTTTGCAACAGAGGCAAGATCCTCAGCCATTTTGTTTTCCTTTTAGTGTTGTTACGAGCGGAACTCTTGGGGGAGGCCAAGTCGGCCAGCGTCGGTGTTGTTCCAGGCCACGACGAATCCCTCGTGGTGGACCGTCATCTCCTGAACGAGGAGACCGCTGTCACCAGCAGAGAGGCCACCGAACGAGAACACACCAGGCCAGCAGTTGTACAGACGGACCATCAACTTGACGTCACCAGGCTTGGCAAGGGTGTCAGGCGGATTGGCCGCGTCGGTCACATACGAGTAGGCGTCGCTGGTCACGGGGTGGTCGTAGACGCGGACGTTGATCGTGCAACGATAGTCGCCGTTACCCGAGGAGCCAGCGTTGCCACCAGGGACACCGCTCTGCCAAGAGTGGATGAACTGTTGCCAACGCCACATCTCGTCGCCCTCCGAAAACACGCCTCGCATGAACGAGATGGCGTTGAAGTCGGACAGACCAACCATCTTGTGGGTGTGGGTATTCATGCCACCCTCGCGGTAAGCGAGGAGGTCGTTGTTGACCGACAGTCCGCTCATCGACGCAAAACCCAGTTTGCCCAGGTTCTTCGTGTAGGTGCGGAGTGCGTTTCCGTTAGGGACGATCTCGACCTGGAACTTGAAGTTCCTCAGCGGATCGGTACGGGTTGCAGATGCCGTAATTGCCATGATTTACTCCTTAGACCGCTTCCGTTGCGGTGGTAGATCCCCCAGCGAACTGGGTGACATTGATGATAATGAATTCGGCAGGGGTCTGTAGGGCGACACCAACCTCGACGTGTAGTTCACCGTTTTGCATCGTGTAAGCCGTGTTGTTAGAAGCGTCGCAGACCACGAAGAAAGCCTCGCTGGCATTGCGGCCCTTGAGACCTCCACCGCCCCAGAAATCCGTGAGGAATCGGGTGATGCGGGTGCTGACCTCGGACCAAACTCGCTCGCCGTTCGGCTCGAACAGCGACAGTTTGGCGATGTCCTCGACGCTCTTCTTGATGAAGTTGAGTGAGCGGCGAACGGGCACGTAGCGGGTGATGTCAGTCTTCTTGAGGGTGCGGGCGCCATTGATGATGACACCACCGCCAGGAACGACCTTCATCGTGTTGATATTGGCATCGTACAGGGTGCCGACAGCCACATCGGTGAAGTTGACCGCCAGAGCAAAGGCGTTACGCAGGTCGTACAGGTAACCAGCGGGAGCCTTGGCAATGGTGCGCTCGATCTCAACACGCGAGAACAGGCCAGCCACAGCGCCACCAGGGTAGGTGTCACGGAGGGTGGTCGTACCGCTACGGGCGGGATCAGGCATCTTCAGCATCGGGTAGTACACCGCGCCGTACGAGGACTTGCTGTAGCCGTCCACAAGGGTCCTGATGCCATCCTCGGAGAGAAGGCTCTTGTCAGGATCGATGATGACAAAGCAGTCGCCACGGCCCTCAGCGTAGGCCAGAGCGTAATTGACGAGGGTGGAGTCCGAACGACCAACAAGGTTGATGTTCATGGCATCAGTCACCTCGTCGAGGCGGTCCACCGCATCCTGCCAGTCCACGGTCTCGGGAGCGCTCGTGGTGCCACCAGCGAGGTCACGAGTCCTATTCTCCTCAGTCGCAAGAGTCAGGGTGTAGTACACACCAGACGTGATGCTGGCGTTGATGTCGTCGGCGTCAACCGAGATGTAGTTTGAGTACTGGTTGACAATGGACGGGGCAAACTGGGCCGAATCGGGGTCCAGCGACACCTCACGCCAACGCTCAACCTCGACCCCATTGAGGAGCACCGAGATGTTGAAGGTGGTCGGCGTACCAGTTCCGCCCTGACCCTCAGGGACACCGTTGCGGAGACCAGCGGTCACAACCACACGAAGTCCAGCCGTAGCGGCCGTCGACGTAGCGGCCGTGTAGTTGGCCCAGGTGCCAGGGCTGTTGGCCTTGATCTTGAAGATGTCAACCGAAGTCGAAGCACCACCAACGGTGCCGACATAGGCGGTCGTCTCAGCCGTTGCGTCGGTAGCAGAGGCGGCACCAGTGGACACGCTGTGGTAAACGCGGGTCACGTAAGCGGCCCGACCACCATTGGCGAAGAACTGGTAGACGGCATAGCCGAGATCCGACGCATTCGTCAGATCACCAAACTGCGTCTTGTACTGGTTCCAAGAAGTAACCAGAGTGGGGGTGACGGGTCCACGGGCAACCGTGCCAACGAAAGAGGCGGGGACCACACCAGTGCCAGAAAAGGCGTTGGTCGAGAAGGGTCCTTCGGTGACGTAGACTCCAGGGCGGGAATATGCCATTGTGTTTTTTACTCCTGAGTAAGTATGCGGGGGTTACGAATCGAGATTGGTGCCACTGATGGTAGGGATAACGTTTGTAATTTGATACGCTCCATACATGTTGGTCGAGGGAATCTCGGCCGACATCTGGATCGTGTAGATCTTTCGGAAAATGCGCTTGCGGTAGCCAGACTCGGAGTCTAACAGGTCCGCAGTCGTCCAATCCAAAAGATCAAAACGCCTCATTGTGCCGTCCTCTGGAACCGCAATAAAGCCCCTTCGGAACGGTGTAATTGTACTCAACATTTGGGCGCTGAGTTGGCGGTCGTGAAGTGCGCTACGGGTGTAGGTCGACACTTGATACAGGATGTCGACAGGCACAAACTCGTTGCTGACGAGGAAATCGTACTGGGACGAGTTCTGGACTGTGTCCAAATCAGAGATTTTGCTGGGCCAATACTCCATCTGGTCTGGCCCGCCAAAAGCACTGGCTCCAGTCGTAGTAGACCGTGCGTATACAATCTGAGACTCGGAGTGCTGGCGGTTGCGAGCATGGACGACATCGATCATCTCGATGGTAATGAACGGGTAAGAGCGCTCAGTCTCAGCCTCAGGGTAGCGAAAGAAAACCTGAACAGGGCGAGCGTTTTCTCGATCATCTTTGACCGTGAGGTTGGAGAATCGAGCCTTTACGGCCGCATCTTCGGCAAGAAGGAACCCAGGATTAGGCACTCGTGATCGCCTTGTTGATGTGACCTGTCAAGGATTGCTGAACGTCGTACTCGCGCCTCTTGGCCGTCGAGCGCACGAGACCAGTGGCAACGATGCTTTCCTCAGGATTGCCGTATTCCAGTTGATGGGCTTGCGCCCCAGGAACCTGGTAGACCATCCCCTCTTGCCCATAGCGGACATTGGCGTTGGGCTTGATAGCGGCCCAGTCAGGGTGCCTGTTTAACCTGTCCTCAAGGAAGGTCTTCTCTTCCTTTTCAACGGCGGTGATGGCCTGAACGATTGCCTGAGGAAGTGCGTTTACCGCGCTCTCAACCCATGAAACAAACGGGGAGAACTCTGCGGGCGTGGACGCGCTAGAACCGTTGCGGGAGTAGGTTGAAGAAGCAGTCATACTTCCCTCAGGATTCTAGGCGTTGGACCCCCTGACGCGCATCAGGGTTATTCCAAGTTTATCAGAGTTCGGGAAGCCTAGAAGGCCAGGGGTCATCCTGGATAGAGAACGGGGCTGGGCCAATGTCGTTGGACATTTCCTCGCTGATGTAAACCTCAATGCCCTCGACGACCACCAGAACGTCGTCTCTCGTGCGCCCACGGACACGGTAGGAGACGACCGAAAAGTACCTGCCGTCGTACAGGAACATGTCGTTTAGGTGGGTCTGGTACTCAAAGGGGTTGGTGACGCCAGCATCCCGCATGTCCTCGATGGAGGCCACGAAGTTAGCCAACTGGACAGGCTGACGGCCCTCGGGGATGGCCCTCTTCTGGTCCTCGGCCTCGGTGATCATCAGGACAGGGAGAACAAGACCTTCTCGGTACTTTCGGCCCCCTTCTCCAGGGGCTCCCTCGTCGTAGATGTCGTCGTAAACCGAACCAGCACTGGCCGCATTGGCTAGCGGGACAAACTCAAAGTAGACCACGGTCTCGCCGTAGTCGCGGCTGTACTGCCTATAGTGCTTGCGAATATGCGATAGTTCGCGCCGAGCGTCCATCAGAAGTACGCATTAGTAGGAATGCCCGTGGGCGGGTCTCCGTCGATGTACACGTTGTCCCTGAGAGATTCCTCGTCAGTAAGGAGAATCTGTTGGGGGTGGTCGTCCACGAAAATACGCTCGTACGGGTCGTAGTCGCCCAACTCCTTGGCCACGAAGAGGGGCACAAGGCGGTTGGTGGTACGGGACACGCGGCGCAGGTTCATGATCTCGATGCGCTCGGGGCCGATGTTCAGGTTGTTGGCATGTTTGCGGTATTCGGCCTCCCATTGGGCAATGAGGGCCTGAAGCATGCGGAAACGCTGAGAACCAGGAATGTGAATCGACTCAGAGGTCATGACGTCGATGTCACGCGAATACTCGGTCATGAGAGCCCACAGGGCCTCAATCAGACCAGCCATTCCCACCGTGTCCTTGACAGCCTTGTTTGCGCTCTCAATAGGGATATGGATCGTCTGGTCGTGGAAGTAGATGGACCTCTTGACGTAGTACTCAAGATCTTCGGGGAGGAACCACTCGTAGTAGTAGCCCTCTACCATGATGCGAGAGCCAGCGGCAGGGGTAGACGCCAGACGTAGAACTCCGTTACGGACGTCAAGCGAGTACTGGTTGTCCGAAAGTTCGGTCGCGCTGGCACCAGTGGTCGTTGCCACCCAGAAGGTGGGTTTATCAATGTTGATCTGTCCCAACTGGTAGGTGCGGCCGACAGCGTCAAACGAGGTCTGGAAGAACTTGGGGAAGTCCCGCAGGTAGTTGCGGGCCAGCGTGGACAGTTCCTCCAGAAGTTCAGGGCTAATTTCTTGAGTCATTATTGGTCACCAGAACCTTCTCCAGGAATCGTGTCCTGATACGGCTGATTGATTTGCGGCTGGGTCTCCCTGACGCGGGGGGCCATAACCTGCCTCACCTGGACGGCGTCAACGACATTTCCAGAGGGCTTGGGAATGGGGCGTTCGAGTTCGTGGGGCATCACTTGGCCTCAAGTGCAGACAGGCGAGCCTCGTGATCCTTTAGTAATTCGATATAAGCAACAGCCAACTGGGCGTAGTTGATACCGTCGGGGCGCCCAGCCTCGTCATAGGTGACGAAGGGCTTACCACCCTCCAACTTGTCCAGTTCCTCAGCGATGAGGCCCGTGTATTGGGCGTGCAGGGAGTTAGTGAGGCGGAACGTAACGAGCCTGACCTTCAAAAGGTCCTTGGCGTTGAACTTGAGGTCCTGGACGTTGTCCTTGTACCGCAAAGACGAGGACTCAGTAACGCTTCCGTAAACGGTCAATCCAGAGTTAGTAAATAGGGCCCTGATATCGCCGTTGTTATAAACAGAAACCTGTCCTTGAGTAGACGTATTACCGATACCAGTGTTGGTGTCAGGGGTAAACGAATACCGAAGACCAGTGCCAGATGCGTAGAAGGCGCCCGTGGTGAGCCAGCCAGTGCCTCCCTCAGAAGAGCCAGTAGCGTACGAGATAGAGCGTCCGCCGCTGTCCAACCGTGTGGCCGTATTTACGGCTAGAGAGGTCGTAGGGTAAGCACGGAGGGTGTTGTCTCCCTCAGCGGTGACTCCCCAAACACGAACAGGGCTACCAGTACCCACGTTGGAAGCGGGAATCACGCGGTTGATATTGGCGTTACCAGACAGGGTTAGGTTTGCGCCAGTAAAAGAGCCCGTGGTGATGATGTTCTCGGTCCCTGACCACTTGGCAAGGTTGATGTAGGAGGCACCGATCTTGACGGAAACAGGTGAGTCAAGGCTCGGACCAGGGGTCCAGTTGCTCTCAACCCAGAAGTCGCCAGTGCTACCGCGAGCGGGGTCAGGGTCACCAGGCTCGACGTAGTTGGAGTTGGCTCGGACAAAGTAGCGCTTGTCCGTAATGTGGGACGAAGTTAGGCCAGCATTGTCCCGCCACACGGTGGCAAGTACCACGTCAGTGGTGCGGTCAATAGCGGGGTAGCGGGGGTTGACGGTAGTACCGTCGACAACCACAATCGTGACGTTGCTGGAACCGTCATGGCGGGCGACAACAACGTCAAAGAAGGGCGCAGAGGCGTAGGGGGTTAGTTGCACCCCCTGGATGCCAGCAAACGAGTGTTGCTGACCATTGATGAGGATGACGCCAGCCTCGACGTCAACAGTACCTGCGGACAGGGGGTTGATAACCCCCATGCCGCTGATCACGCCGTAGCGCTGATCACCAAGAATCTGGAAGTCTAACGAGTCGGGTTCGGCTTGATTCTGGTTATACGCATCTGGCGTATTCGGGATCGTGAACCCGCCCATTAATTACCTCACAGAGTGTCGTAAATAGAATCGTTCTCTCGAAGGTACTGGTAGAGGTCGGTGGGAAGGACATACGCCCTGCCGTCCTCAAACTCGTACTTCGTGTTTCCCCAGTACATCGTCCAGGAGCCCTTGACGCGCCCCTTCTTTGTACCAGTTCCACCAGGGGCAACAACAGTGCCCTCGTCGTCAAAGTCATCCTCTGACACGACAAATGCGTCGATGGTCTTCTTGCTAGGCATTTCTACTCCTTATGGTGTGAGTGTGAAAAGTGTGGGGTACTAGGCCCGAAGGCCGTTCCCCCACACTCTACACGATTGTGTGGTCCTGTGTTATCAGGAGATGGCGCCACCGAGGGTGTTGATCACCACTCGGGACTCGTGGGTGATCATGCCGAAGCCCCAGATCGCGTACCACGAGAGACCGTGCTCACGACCGAAGTCGATCACACCGCCGTCGCGGAGTTCCACGGGGAGGGCAATGGCCTGACCAAAGGCGTTGTCACCGATCATGATCGCGTTGTACGCATTCGCGTTCGACTGAACACCAGCCGACGAGAAGTTCGTGTCGGTGTCGGTGACGTTGGAAAGGGTAAGGCCCTTCTTCACCTGGGTCGTCTCAATGAACACCACGTCGTACAGACGGCCGATCTCACCGAGCATGAAGTTGCCAGGAGCGGCGTACTTCGAGACCTCGATGAACTCGGGCCAGTCACGGATCGAGCGGCTCTGCGACGGGTGCACGAAGCACACGTAGGTGTCGCCAAGGCGCGGGATGTTCTGCTCAGCCAGCACCTCGACAGCGTCCTTGATGGTCGCGGGCGACATGTAGCCAGGAGCCGAGGCGTTGCCGAGGGTACCAGCGTCGTACGGGCTGATCGAGCCACGGCTGGCCGCAGGCGTACGACCGAAGACGACGCTCGGGGGAACAGCCGCCCCACCACCGAACGGCACAGCGTTCTTGTAGAGGGTGTTACGGGCCTGGATGTCCATCGACTGAGCCATGTGACGGCCGAGAAGGCGCGAAGCCGAGGCCATGACATCGTCGAACGAAGCGTTCAGCAGGAGTTCGGTCACGGAGACCGCCTTGCCCTGCTCCTTGACCGTGATCTGGATCTGGCTGGACGACAGAGCGACGGGGTCCATACGGACACCCTCGGTCAGTTCCGAACCGTTCGCCTCATCAGTGGCAAGGTTGTTGTAACGCATGAAGTTGATCGTGAGACCAGGCATGACGCCGAGTTCCGTCTTCTTGACTGCGAACTGCTCGAAGCGAAGCACGGGCATCGCCTGGAACAGGATCTCTTTCGACCAAATGGTCTGAATTGCGGGGGAGAGGTACTCACCGCTGGAGTAACCAGTCGCGCTGGTTGCTCCCGCCGTGGTAATCGCTCCACCAGAAGGGCCAGGATAGGCCATGGGATTTTTCCTCCGTGGTTAGGGGTTTGTGGATGTTTGGGGGTGAACCCTTGGACTAAAAGCGTCCTCGGGTCCGAGCATTCAGGAGCCTGTCCCGCATCTTCGCGTACTGATCCATCGACATGTTGCGGATGTCATCCGCATTCAACTGCTGGTATTCCGTCTGAGTTTCCATCGGCCCAACGGGGGGAGCCGTAACAGGAGCCCCCCTCAGACGACTTTGCGACTGCGCGGTCGCCTGCTGGATTGACTCAATAATAGCAGAAGAACGATCTCGTAGCACAGCAATCGATTGCTCGATCTCCTCCTCGGAGTTACCCGAGACGAGGTCGATCAGTTCGGGGATGATGGCCTCCTGCTCAGCCTGGAGACGGCTGTTGCGGTAGTGCTCCAGTTCCTGGAGACGGCGCTCTTTCTCAAGGAGGGCTTCCTGAGCCTGACGCTGGGCCTCAATCTCGGCAAGGCGGCTCTGCCACTCCTGCTCGACGGTATTGATCCGCTGGTTGAACTCGTCTTCCTTCTTCAGGAGGAGTTCCTTGGCGCTCAGTTCCTCTACCTCACGCTGGCGGAGGAGTTCGGCCTCCTTGGCGGCACGCTCTTCAGCCTCTCGGCGGGCCTGCTCGCGCTCCTCAGCAATGAGGTTGATCTGCTCCTCAAGGGTCTTGACCCTGCTGTCGGCATCCTCAAGACGCTTGTACATCTTGTCCTTCTCCTGCTGACGAATCTTCTCGACCTCGTCCTCAGTGAAGATCTTGCCGTTAGTGCTTTTCATTGCGCTCTCAACGAACTGCTCCACTGCGGGAGCGTCGACGGGAACGCTGATGATGTCCCCTTCGGGGACGTTATTCCGTGCCATGAGTTACCTACCTCGTTAGTTTGGCTTATTTGGACTTAGTTAATAGGACTTTTTATTCTTCATCAGGCACACGACGCTGTGCGAAACGAGCGCCGTAAGCCTTGCTTACAAGTTGATTCACCATCTGCTCTTCCATGGGACCGACTGCCGTTCCAGGCAACGGACCCTCGGAAGAACCTCCCGCTGAAGACACATTAGCACCTCCAGCCGAAGTCGTTTCTGGTCCCTCAGGACCAGCGACCATTCCCGTGACCATCATGACCGCCATGTTGATCTGGGCTCGGAGCATGTCTAGAGCGCCCTGATCAAGGGCGTCAGACTGCAATTCCTCAAAGATTTCGTCCATCTTCTCGTTCGGGAACTCCTCACCGAGGATTCGGAGGGCTCCGCGCTTGGACTCAAGGCCGAGGGCCATCTTGGCCTGGACCTCGTTGAGTTTGATGAGGGCGTCCACAGGGAGAGGCTCGGGCCAGTGGACCATCGTCCTGTAGGTGTTCGGATCGGCGGGGTCCAACTGCGTAAGTTGGTCCTTCTCGGGCATCGCCGCCTGGGACGGGTCGTAGACGAGCATCTGGGGCTCAAAGACGGCCGCTGTTCTGATGATGATCTCGTTGATGCGCTCAAGACCCTTGGTGAAGTGCACCTTCTTCATCGTGAAGCGGTTCATCATTGGCTGGTACTGGATAGCCAAAGCCACGCCAGAGGTGTTGGAGACGGGCTGGAACTGGCCCAGAGCGGTCTCAGGAACGCCCGTAATCTCGTGCATCGTCCTCTTCAGGAACTGGACGTACTCCAGGGCTCCCGACATCTCGCCACGGGACTCAAGGTTGAACACGCTGGCGTCCTTGGGCAGACCAGCCCAGACCTTCTTAGGACCGCGCTCCAACTGGCTGGCCTTAGCGCCCGTGATGATGGTTACAGGGGCGGCGTGGTAGTTGATGATGTCCGAAACCTCGGCCATCTTCTCGTTGAGTTCGCGGTTGAGCGGGATGATGTCCCAAATGTCGCTCTGGCCCCACGGGGACGACGAGATGCTGGTGTTCGGGATGTGGACAATCGGGATGATCCCGAGGACGTTCTCGTACTGATCGATGAGTTCGTCGTTGATGAACTGCTGGATCATCCCGTCCGAAAGGATTTCCGTGAAGGTGTAGACCTGACGGGTGCCCTCGGGCGAGGTGCCCCAGAAGCGGTACTTCAACTTGAAGCGCAGAAGTCGGTCGCGGTCGTGGGGGTGGTACTCAGGGAAGCAGTGAGCGGGGTTCAGCGGAATAATACGAATGCGGCCCTCAACAGGGACGCCAGCGGGGTCGACGTAGGGCTCCTCATAGGCAACCTTGACAAAGCAGTCGCCAGTGACCGAGGCCAACTGTCCCATTTCCCAAAGCACGTAGTGCTTGTGGTTGTGCTGTTCCCAGACACGGGCAAGAAGATGGGGGATAATCGCCGCGTTCTGCTCGGGAACGCGGAACTGAACGCCCTTACCGAAGCAGAAGTTGGTGATGTAGTCCGACATCGTGCGGACGTAGTTCATGTAGAACTGAGACTCGCCCATCTCTCGGCGGTAGGACCAGTGGTGGCCCAGATACCAAGCCCAAGCGGCCGCATAACGGTTCAGTCGCGGTCCATGAACCTCAAACTCTTCGTCTGCAAGTTCGACGAGGCCCAGAGGAGAGATGGCAACAGTGAGATCGCTGGACGACGCCCTATATGAAGGAGACCAGAAATCAATAGCCATGGGTTGTTACACTCATTCCTATGGGTTAAGTATGAAAAACATCATACCACGGGCAAATACTTGTGGGGAGGGCGTGGTCGCTGGTACCGTGTGACCCTAGCACCTTAGAGGAGGACAGATTGTGGTACAGATCGAAAAAGCGCATTGGATGCTCTCACTGAGAATTGGGGGCCGTGAGTGCGCAGAATGCGGTAAACATGCCGAATATTACGCTACTCACACGGACGACGACAATATAGTTACCGCCGTTGAGTGGTTTTGTAAGGAGCACGTCCCCTCCGTGTCCTAGAATAACTCTGGGTATTTTTCCTTGGTAAGGACTGCGGCTTCTAGCGGCTCTTCTTGGTTTGCCACAAACCTTGCCGCCCATTCTTCCTTGTTTTTAGCGTAGTCAGGAACATCTTTCTTGTAGTGCGGGTTTGCAGGGGACGTGCTTGCCGCCCTAGGACGGGGATCGTAGACCGATTGCTGGTTGTGGAGAGCCGCGAGGCGCATGGCCTCAACATATGGAAGTTTTTCCGCGCTACGACCGCTAAAAGGTACCCCAACAGACACGTCTAAGGCAACATCTCTATCGTCAGCGGGACGCCCAACCACGGGGTCCATCATGAACCCACCAAGGTATTGCTTTTCCTGGGTAAGGTCACTAATATTTTGTTCTGCGTACTGCTGGATGGCGTGTGGGGTAAGGACCTGAGAACGAATAAGTTTTTCGCGCCCAGGAAGCGACACCATGATGTTTTTGTTGGTGGGGTCTTCGCCAGTCACCATATGGGGGTGCGTAAACCCACGATCATCAGGGTCGTTGACCTTTCTGACGTACTCAGTAGCCAGTTCTTTTGTTACTGGATTGGTGATTTCCTCGGCCATGTTTAGGCTTTCTTGGCGGGAGCCTTCTTGGCGGGAGCCTTCTTCTTGGCAACCTCAGCCTCGATCTCGGGCTTCAGTTCGGGGGCCTTGGCGAGGAAAGAGGCCACGTTCGGGTCTCCGACTTTGGTGCTGACCAAAGCAAGGGCCCAGAGGACGAGGGGCAGGAATGCGGCCTGAGCCTCGGCGCCAACATTGAGCCTGTTGAGCACGTAAGCAACGACGCCAACAACGGCGCCCTTGAGGGTCTGGTCACCAATCTGGTTCGAAACAGCCACGTCAACTCCTATGAGGGTAATGGGTACCCACTCATAGTATCACTTTTGACGATGTAAATAGGTGATCTTCTTGACCATGCCCATGGGGATAAGGATGCCGTTACCGCCGTGATCGTGATTCACGAGAGGCACAACTTTTACAGAATCCTTGTCCTTGCTGAACAGGTAACCGACGGCAAGAGAGGGAGCGGGAATGCACCGCTCAATCTCACCCATATCAAACCAGTTGGCGCCAATGTCCGTAGCGTCCACCCATTGAACCTCGACGAGAGGGGGGCTCTTGGGGTCCTTCTTTCCGAAAACGTCGTCTACTAGGTTCTTGAATACGGACATAGTCCCTATTCTACACCAAGCAGTTTTCCACGATAAAACATGGTTCCGTCGTGAATTGGGAGCATTTCGGGCTGGAAAGGGCCCTCTCCCTCTTGGTAGTGGATGATTCCGAGGCCCTGTTGCCAGTCCTCAATGCAGGTGATGGGGCGACCGTCGAGGTCCACGCCGCCCTTGGTGGAGGGCACTGCCCCGTCCACACGGGCTAGGCACCCGAAGGAGATGGCCGCAATGGTCTTGGGACCATCCCAGTCGTTACGGGTGCGCTCAGCCCACTCACGACGGTGAATGTGCCCATAGACCACAGAGGTCTTTTCCGTAGCAAGGTACTTGTGGGCGGTAGAGCCGTTGGAGGCCACCTTGGTGCCGTGGATGATCTTGATGCGATTATTGAGCCAGAACTGCGAGGCGGGGTAGCCAGCAAGGTACTCCACTCCAAAGTCCTCGAACCTGCACAGGAACGGGATCGACAGCACGGGGAACGACGCAGGGGAGTTGCCCTGACGCAGACCGAACGATGCCTGAGCGTTGTCCAGGATGTAGTTAGACAATCGGACCTCGTGGTTGCCCTCCAGCCAGACGATGCGGGCATGGGGAGCCGCGTCGCGGATGCGGGCGCAGAGGGTCGTCAGGTAGTCAATAGTGGCCTGAGTGGTCATGGCAAAAGCAGGGGTGAGCCTGTACTTGCCGAACTCGGGGAAGTCAGCGTTGTCGCCGTTGAGGGCAACAACATCGGGCTTCTCCTGCCTGACAACGTGAAGTGCGTAGTCGATGGCCTTTTCGTCGTGGGTGGACACCAAGGTGCCGTCCATGGCACGGAAGTAGCCAGCCTGAATATCGGGCAGGACGACGCACTTCTTCCAAGTGGACACCGACTGCTTGATGACGGGCTTGGGAAGTTTGATCGGGGGCCCCTGACGGACGGGGTCCCAGGTCGGCCCCTCTGCCCACTTGGGGCTGAACTGGATGGCGCTGAGGTCATGGATCTCAGCCTCACCATCGTCGCCCTTAGTCAGCGACTGATAGAGGGAGACACGCTTGACAGAGCCGATCTCCTCAATATCGATGTTCTGGCGCTCCAGCATCTCAATGAGTTTGCCGAGACCCTTTGCCTTGTCGGCAGGGGTATTCAGATCGTCAGATAGACCGCTCACAGGGGCACTCCTTGTTGATGTGGCGACGAACCGTGCTCTCGCCAATGTTGTGTCCGTTCTTGATAAGCATAGCGGTCAGCCATTTGGTGCTGAATGCGCGAGCCCGTCCCTGTCCTCGGTCGTTACGGACCTTCTCGACAGCCTTGAGAAGGCTTTCCTTGTCATCGTCATCCAGTTCATCAAGGATGACCTGAATCTTGCAAATACCGCCGTAGTAATTCGACGGCGGCGCCTCAAGGTCTTCCTTGAGACTCTTCTTCTTGGTAGCCACTGAGCCCTCCAATGTTCGTTTCGTGACGGGGTTCAAACCCGTTCATGAAGCGTATCATGGATGCGTTGGTGGCGTCAATCCTATGGACTATTTTTTCAGGTGCCAGTCGATGTGGTCGTCAAGGCGCTCTGATACGTGATCAAGTTTGTCGTGCATCTTGTTCAACTGCTTTACGACAACACCGTGGTCGTTACGGTTCTCACGCCTCATGGCGCGGAACTCCTTGAGAGCGATTCCAAAAAATCCAAAGAGGGCAGTAATTAGAGATCCTGCAACAATCGGGTCCATAACATCACGCTCTGTACTTCCGCAAGGGGGCTAGTTGGTTAATATCGTTAGGGTTGATTATTTGCGCTGTTGAAGTGGCGCGTTGAATACCACGAAGGCTTTCTCCCTTGTCCTGGGCTTGTTTTCCCGCCCATCCAAGGGCTTGGGTTACTTCTACGGGGGTGGGTATTTTCACACCATTTGCTCCAGTAACAAAATGAGTTGTCCTTGACACACGGTTGTGCGCCTCTTCTCCAATAAAATATCCCATATCAGGGGCACCTGTCAGATACTGACTTCTTCCTGACGCTCTAGGGATGCCTGTTGCTCCAGTAAACAGGTTTTCTGGACGCAAAATGTCCCCCGCTCCAGAGCGTGCTTCACGAGGTAGGCCCGATGATAATTGGCTTGAATGCACGTCTCCTGTATACGTGGGGTCTGTCCAATGAGGCAACTTCACGGCTTTTTCGAGAATTTCACTGGCTTCGGGATTCTGTCGGTGCCACTCTTCCCCATGAGTAATGCTCCCAAGAAGATGGTGAACTCCAGCACGATATAGGTCAGAGGCGTTTTTAATAGTGTTAAGTGTATATGAGGGCCGTTTATGGGCTCCCCCCTCAGATTTTTTACCAAAAATTTCGTGAGGGCTATCGAACATACGAACAGCCTGAGAACCTTTTGTCCATCCGCCCATTCCAAGGTTGCCAAAATCATTGAGGGCGTCCGATAAGTCATCAGGAGCGTGGATCTTAGACTCCGCAAACCAACTAGAGGTTGTTCCCTGCTTACCTTGGCTAGCGGCTCTGTAGTGGACAGCAAGACCAGAAAGAACAGATGGAGACAAGGTAGACAACGGGTGTGTTCCGCTGTGTGGAACCAAATCGGCGGTGTGTACTCCACCCTTTTTAACCAGGGCGCTATTGATTGTTGCTACATCTCTGTCAGACAAAGTCACGGAACCATGGTGTCCGTGCGCTTTAAGGAACGACAAGGCGGAACCACCCTGTAGTTCTGTTTGAGGGTCTGTAAGAGAACTGAGTTGGGGAGTGGCCAAAAGAGTAGAGACAAGGTGCCCTGGATCTTGTGAATGACTCATTGCCGCTTCACGGGTCATGTTAAATTTGTCAGAGTAAAACAGCCCCGCTCTGGGAACAATTAGTCTGCCTTCTTCACGAGACTGGAGGCGTGCCGCCTCAATAGGCATACGCGCCGCTTCACCGACTGCTCGCACAGACGTGGACATTCCTGTGGGGTACGTCCCCAACGCCTCCTGAAAATGTACCAAACGCTGTAGCACACCTTCTGCCGCTTCTTTCTTGGCGGGGACCGCTGTTCCAGACAAAACACGTTGCTGTGTCGCAATTTCCGCAGAAACTCTTTCAGGAAGACGTGCCCCAAATTGAGCAAGACCTTCTAGAGCCTCTTGTTGTCTTTGTTCAGGCGCGGTCCTAAAGGTCCCACCTCTACGAGGGTTGTTTTCAGCGGACAACCCAGGAATGTAATCAGCATCAGGAATATTTTTCCTAACCATTACACATCCATTCCGTCGACGTTTGCCTTATTCATTTTACGGTATGCAGAGATACCGCGCTTGCGCTGTCGTGCAGGATCAACGGGGCGCGAAGGACGCCTCACGGGCTGGGCCTTCTTGTCGATGTCAAGACGACCAGGCTTGAACAGGTCGAGGGCATCGGAATAAGGGACGCCAGTGCCAGCCATATGGCGCTGAACGTCGATACCGCCACGAGGTCCCATAGGCTTGGGCACGTAGGGGTTGGGAATGTCGGTCCCGTAGTCGGGACGACGGTAGAACTGCTCGCTCATAAACGCTTTACGAGCGATGCGTACGGCGGGACCAAATTTGTACATGGCCCCGCCGTAGACAGGCGCGATGGGGAGACTAGAGGTGTCGGTTAATCCGCTATCGCCTGTCGTGGCGGGGGCGGCGTCACCCCCGTCCAAGGGTCAGTCCCAGACGACGGTCGGGTTCGGGCGGTTCATGTGGCCACCCGTGTTGTACTCGTACTCGAAGTACGGCATGCCGTCGCCAGCAACCGAACCCTGAACGAACTCGGAGAGAACCGTCGGTGCCTCGATCCAGGTCGCCGCGCCAACGTGGGCACGCTCGGCCATGGTCTGCTCAGGCCACTTGTAGAACATCTCGGGGTTGTTGTGGTTCATTCGCACGGGCGACGGAGCGGTGTCCATGTACGCGCCCTGAGCGAAGTCACGCGGCACGTCGGTGTCGGTGGCAACGCCCTCCTCGAAACGAAGCGGGCCCTTGTTCATGGGGATGCTCGGCGCAAGCGAGCGCTCGAACACCGTGGGCGACTTCTCGGGGAACATGGGTGCAGGTGAAACATTCACTGTGTTAATCCTCCAATAGGGGGGTTGTGACTTGATACAAGAATACCATCTTTGCGGACGGCTATCCGAAGAAGGGGCTGTTGGACTCCTGAATCATGGGCATTGTGTCCTGAACAGTCATATAACAGGCAATGGCCAGGGAGTCGGGGTAGTCGTCAAAGGCGCCCCTCTCGTCAGGCGCGGCCGCTAGCAAATAGGGGCCCTTGTAGACCTTCTCCAGGTCCGACATCTGCTGGTTGAACCGTTTCCAGGTTCTGGTACGACGGGCCTTGGAATGACCAGGGATGATCAACTGGTCTCGCTGGATAAGTTCCGTCAGGTGCACCCATCGCTCGTTCTGGGCCTTGGAATCTGACGAGATGGGCAAGACCTCGATATTGGGCAGTAGGAGGCCGAGGCGCTCAGCCACAGCGCCTCCGACGCCTTGTGCGTCCACCCCCACCCTCAGGACGTCATAGCGCCTCAAGAAGTCGATGATATGGAAGTACTGGGACTCCCACTCCTCATTGTTGATCTCCAGCCAGTTGAGGACTCGGTGCTCGTAGAAGCCGAACGGGTCTGGATGGTCCCAGTCGACCCAGACCGCCGTGACGACCGTGGAGTCGTTGGATCGGGCAACGTCGATGCCAGCCACAATGGGGGTGCGCCACCACTCCTTGACGAGGGGCATGGACTCGTCATACATGCGGTCCAGACGCTCCTCGGTGACAAACATGCCTTTTTCAAGGATGAAACGGTTGCAGTAAGACATCTGGAACTCGTCTGAGTCCTCACCGATCCTCAGTTTCTCCTTGGCGATGAACTTGGCATAGTTCGGGTTGTACTTGGCGGCAGTCCGCCAGTCGTACTCAAAGTGGGCTGGTCGGAACTTCTTGCCACCATTGGCGAATCTACGCTTGTTGTATTGGATCATCCTGTAGTAGTACGACTTGTAACGGTTAGCGGTTCCTGTCAGGGCAATAGTGCCGTTGTTGAACGCGAGCATTGGCTTGATCGACTTGGCAATCATGGTCTCGTCCGCTTCCTGGGCCTCGTCGATGAGGACGAAGTGGTAGGTTTTGGACTCAATCTTGGCTTTGGGGTTGCAGGTCTGCATACGGCAGAGCGAGCCAGAGTTCTTGAGGGTGATGATGCGCCCTCGACCACGGGTACCGCCACCAGTGGCCTTGTCGTCGATCTCGGGGTCCAGCAAGAACTCCAGAGCGTGGTCGCTCGTCAACTTGGTGACGATACGCCCAAACACGGTCTCTGCCTGCTCTTCGGTGGGGGCAAAGACGCCGACCCAGAATCCTTTGGAGAACTTGGACAGCCATGTGGGGTAGATGGGGGCCAGTTTCGGCAGAATGACCATCATCCCAGCAAGAACCGCAGAAAGAACCTCGGACTTGCCCGACTGGCGGGTAGCAGTGACCGTCAACTCGTCGCCGTCTCCGATGACCACAGACTCGATAATGCGGTAGGCGATGGGGATCTGGTAGGGGAAGAACTCCACGTCGCAGAACTCTTCGGTGAACACCAAAATGCGCTTGACCAGTTGGTCAACGAACTCAGCAGAGGTCTCATCTAACTCCTCTGATTCTCCAAAGTCTTCTACTGGTTCTTGTAGTTCTTCTTCGCTTGTGATCACGTGTACCTCAGTGACATTTTACATTAGTCTCCCCCGTGGGACTCGAACCCACAACTCTCGGGTTAAAAGCCCGTTACTCTGCCAATTGAGTTAGAGGGAGTCGTAGGTGCGGTGGGACTCGAACCCACACTTCGTAGGCTAGGCGGGATTTGAACCCGCATCCCTTTCGGGAGAGGAGTTTAAGTCCTCCGTGTATGCCATTCCACCACTAGCCCTCTTGTTTTTGCCCCTATAGGTTGAGGTCAAAGCATGACAGTTGGGGCAAAGTATTTTGAGATTCTCAATTCTATTGTCCGTGTTGTTGCCATTTATGTGTTCCAGTTCCAACGGGATAGCCACCCCCATCCATTCCGTTCCACCGCATGACTCGCACTTTTTTTCTTTTATCCCCTCAGATATCAGCCTCTTGCGTAATCTGCACGAGTTGTAATAACTGTCCACAGTCAAGATTGTGGGCAACGGGGCTCCGCGTCTCTCAAGTTTCTTCCCCTTGCTCCAGCGCTGACCAGTGAAGTGCGAGGTGTCTAAACCAAACTCAGCAACATACTTTTTTACCTGCTTGTAGTTTCCTCCTGCTGGCTCAAGATTCAACTTTCTAAGGCACTCCGCAACAGAGATAGAACTGGCTACCGCCTCCCTGAACTCTTTTTCAGACCATGTTCTATTCTTCATAGGCAATAGCATAGCACATCCCCTGCCTCTGCCGTTGGGCTACGCACCCATTGTATTCAATAGTGGGCAAGGAGGGGGTCGAACCCTCAAGTCCGTGGACGCTGGGCCCTAAACCCAG